TTATGAAGCCTCCGATCTGGACGGCTTAACAGCCTGTGTAGGATCGGTTTTTCCGGCGTCCATTTGGGGCGGCTCGGGATTATCTCGGGACATGGCGGCGAGGGTGGCGCGGACGTCGTCCTCGATCGCGTGGGCGTAGACCATGGTGGATTTGATGTCCGCATGGCCCAGGAGGCGCTGGGCGGCTCGCAGGTTGCCGGTGCGGCGCTGGGCCGTCATGCCGGCGTGGTGGCGGAAGTCGTGGACGCCGCGGGCGCCGATGGCCTCGCGCAGGCCCGAGCGGGTCATGGCGCGGCGCATGGCGATGGCGGCGCCGGCGGGCTTGAGGGCGCGGATCCTGGGCTTGCCGGATTTGAGCGGCTTCAGTTCGCGGAACCAGACGGTGTCGATCCGAGCCTCACGGGCGCGGCCGAGCCGGGCGGCGAGCATGCGGGCGTCCTGGGGCAGGAGCGGGATGATATGGTCGTCGCCGCCCTTGCGTTCGCGCAGGCGGACGCGGGCGTTGTCGACGTCGGCGACATCCAGGGCCGAAAGCGGGAAGAAGAGTTCGGAGAGGCGACAGCCGTAGCGGGTCGCGAAGTGGATCAGGTCGTGCCAGTGCGGCTGGACCTGGGCGCGCACCAGGTCCAGCTGGCCGGCCGCGAACTCCTTGGGCTTGGGCTTGGGTTCCTTCAGGCGCAGGGCCTGCCAGTCGATCTCGGGCAGTTTGGCGCCCCAGACCTTGCGGGCCCGGATCAGAATCGGCCGCAGGGTGTCGATCATGTCGCGGTTCACGGTCGACGGCGTCGGATAATAGACCTTCGCGCCCTGGGCGGCCGACTTGACGTAACCCGCCTTGCGCCGCCGCTGCATGGCGCGGGCCATGACGTCCGTGGTGATGTCGCCGATGGCCACGCCGGGGCCGACGGCGTGGATGGCGCGTTCGATCCGGCCTTCCAGGCGATCACCGCCCTTCAGGGTCGAGCCGTGTTCGTCCCACCAGCGGGCGGCGGCGACGTCGAGGGGCATACGGGCGGCGTCGTCCAGTTCGCCCTTGGCCGCCTGTTCGCGGATGCGGCGTTCTACAGCCTCGGCTGCGCGTTTCGTTTCAACGCCCGTCGAGCCGTGAAACCGACGACGTTTGATCTGGAAGTCATAGTGCCAGTAGGGACTATCGTCTCTCTTGTAGACCGACATGGGCCGGGACTTTCTGTCAGATAGGCGCGGATGTCCGCCTCGGTATAGCCGGGCGACTTGCCGCGCCGAACGGCCCGGATGACGCCTGCGGCATTCATGCTGCTGAGGGTCTGGACGTCAATCCCGATCACGGCGGCGCAGGCCTTCTCAGTGATGACGCAGGCATTGGCGAAAGCGTCGCGTATCAGCGCTTCGGTGGCGGGTCCGAGGTCGGGGGTCATAGGCCGCCCCATAGGATCTGCTCCCAGTTCCTCATTCCGTGCAGATAGGCCCAGCCCGCCCCGTGCATCGGCCGCAGGCGTCGGATCAAGGCGCGAGGATCCCAGGCGCGGCCGAGCGCGCGGTCATAGGCGCAACGGCGGCAGTAGTAGTCGCCCTCTTCGCATTCCCAGCTGGTCCTGACGTAATACATGGGAGCGTCAGCGCGAGGGATCCGTCTACAGCCAAGACAGTCCTCTTCGCCGTCGAAGACGATCTCGCACCGGAGGTATCCGGCCTTCTCAAGCGTCCGGTCTTTGGGAGAGGCGGTCTTCAGAGACATTGAACACCTTCAGCCAGCAGGGCCCGACCTTCGTCTGTCGCCTCCCACCAGAAGACGTTTCCGCCCGTGCTGCGCAGGCCTTCGACCAGGCCTTGGCGTTGCAGCGACAGCAGGACGCGCCGGGTCTTGGCGGTGTCGCCCGGATATCCGGCGGCCTTGTTCATCCACTGGGTTGCGATGGGCCCCCGCACCTCGGCGACCCGGGCGAGAACCGCTTGCTGAACCGGAGAAAGGATCACGTCGACGCCTCCCCCATGGCGCGGCTGACGGCGGTGACGTAGCGGTCCCAGCAGGTGCGGGGGACGCAGGGCTTGAGGGCGGCGGCGAAGGCCTTGTGCTCGCCGGCGTAGCGGCGGGCGTGGTCGTAGCCGGGGGCGCAGGCCTCAAGGTTGGCGACGCGGTCGGCCAGCTTCACCACTGCGCCGCGGCCGATTTGGGCCACCTTGGCGTAGATGGAGGCCATGCGTTCGTCGCGGGTCTCTCCATCGCCCGTGCAAGCCCAGACGATCCGGGCGACCCCGTCGCCGAAGGTCTTGCGCAGATCGGTCATGGTCACGTCCGTGTCTTCCAGCACGTCGTGCAGATAGGCGGCGGCGATGATCTCCGCGCCGTCCATGCCCCAGTCCATCAGGATGGAGGCGACGGCGTCCAGGTGGACGACATAGGGAAGGTCGCCGTAGGTCTGATCGCCGTGGGCGCGGATGGCGTAGTCGCGGGGGTGCATGGTCAGTCCCCGTGCATCAGAAAAAGCGGACCGACCGCGACGGTCAGGACGATCAGATACCAGCCGCCGGCGGCGATCCCGGCCCAGCGTAGGGGGTCCGGGGCGGTTCCCAGGTGCGGCGCCAGGAGGAGGGCCAGGCCGAAGCCGACCCAGCCCAGGATGGCAGGAATTCCTGCGAGGATCGCGAACCAGGCGCGGCCGTGTTCTGTGGCTTCATCCATGGTCAGTAGTCGCCGACCGAGGTGACCACGGCGTCCTCGTCCAGGATGATCCTGGTCCCGGCCGCATAATAGGCCCGGATCCTGTTCGTAAGGCCGTAGCCCCGCCCGATGTGCTGAATGTCCTTGAGGTCACGCTGGTCGAGCCGGGCGCTGCTGATCGTGCCGTCCTTGTTCAGCAGCAGGCTGTGACGACACCGATACTTGTCGCTATCCGGGTAGTGCTTCTCCTCGTCCAGATAGAGCCAGGCCAAGCCGTAATTGTTCTGCTCGACGATGACGGTAATGACCTGGCCATAGTCGTCGTCGTGCCGGTCCTTGATCATGTCCCTGGCGATTTCCGACAGCTTGATTTCGGCGGGGGCGATGTTCAGCAGTTCGCGGATGTCTTCAGCCAGTCGCGCGTCGATCAAGGCGCCGGCGTGATCCTTGACCTGTTTCTCGATCATGCCGGTGACGAGGAGCCCGTAGGACGGGAGGTTGAGGTCGTTGACCTGGAGGCTGGCCTTCACCGCCTCTTTGATCTGTTTTCCGATGTCGCTGTAGCTGCGCAGCGCATCGTCGACCGCTTCGACGACCAGCTTCTGGACGCGGGTCGCCACCTGGCTTTTCACGAAGTCGGGCGTCATGACTTCGGCGACGGCTTTGTTGATCAGGTCAGTGGTGTCGGTCATGGTCAGGCGCTCCGGGCGGCGAGGGTCGTGTAGACCCATTGAATTTTCGGTTCGTTCAGCGCGTCCATGGTCGCATCCACCGCCCGCTCAAGGTGGTCATAGGTCGACGGCGGCATGGTGGTGATCAGTTGCGCGAACACTGTGGTGCGGATCGTGGCGATCGCGTCTTCAACGGTCGGTTCGGCCATGGTCAGGCGCTCCGGGGTTCGGGGGCCGCGCAGGCCCGGAGGGCGGCGGCGAGGTGGATCAGGATCTGTCGGCGCTCGGGCGACAGGTCGCGCCAGATGCGGGCCAGCTGGAGGCCGCCGGGGGTGGCGAAGACGATCGCGGCCGGGTCGTCGGCGGCGCCGACGCCGGCGATGGGCCCCAGGATGTCATGAACCGCGCACTGGAGATGGACGGCCGCGCGGAGAAGTCGAGCCGAGGACAGGCGGTTCTTGCCCGTCTCGTACTTCTGAACCTGCTGAAAACTGACGCCAAGGGCGCGTCCCAGGGCGGCCTGGCTGATGTTGCGGTTTTCGCGGACGCGGCGCAGGCGGTCGCCGATCCCGGCGTCTATGGGGTCGATCTGCATCAGGCGCCCCCTGTCGCCGCGCCGGGCGCGCCGAAGCCGGCGGCGGCCTTGGCGGCGTCGCGGGCGCGGAAATGGGCGGGGTCGAGGGCGAGGAGGCGCGTCACCTCGTCCTGTTCGGCGACGTCGGCGTCGAAGCCCAGCGCGGCGGCGAGGGCCAGGGCGGTGACGCCCAGGCCGCCCAGCTCCTGAACCGGCTCGCCCTTGGGTCGGGCGAAAACGTGATCGACCAGGGCGTGGGCCTGACCGGCGTCGCCGTCGACGGCCTGAAAGAGTTCGATCGCCTCTTCCAGCATCCTCAAGCCCCGATGGCGGGGGTCGGCGGCGGCCGTGAGGCCGAAACAGCGGAAAGCCCAGTCCTGGACCCGGCGCTGGCGGCGGCTGCGCAAGGCCCGCGCCTCGGCCAGTTCGTCTTCGAAGGTCAGGCGGTCGGTCTGGGCGCGGACCTGTTCGGCGCCGGAGACGACGGGGACGACGGGGGCGATGCTCCAGCCGTGATACCAGGCGAAGGCGCAATAGGCGGCGACGTCCCGAGGGTCGCCCTTTCGGACATGATCCAGCAGCTGAACGATCAAGTCGCCCTGCCAGCCGGTCTCGCGCCAGCTCCCTTCGAAGCCGTATTTGGCTTGGGCGGCGGCGAGTTTGCCGAGCAGGGCGTCAGCGAAGTCGTGGACAAGCTGGACGGCGCCGTCTTCCAAAGGCGGGCGGTCAGATCGAGGATCGGGGTGCGTGACCAAGGGGGCGTCGGTCATGGGGTTCCAGTTCAGAGCAGGCGGCGCTTGCCGCACAGGAGGAGAATGAGGCTGTGAAAGGCGCAGGCGATCATGCGGCGGCCTGAAGCGTCTCGATGCGCAGCAGGGCGTCGCGACCGGCGGCGGTGATGCGCCAGCCGGCCTCGCTGCGTTCGACCCAGCCGGCGTGAGACAGGTCCCGCAGGGCCGACCGGACCCGATCGCGCTCGGCCGGGTGGAGTTTCGGATCGACCCAGCCCAGGACGCCGCGGCGCATCACCTGATCGGTGGACATGGGCCGCCCGGCCGCCATCAGGCGCAGGGTCGCCAGGCGCCGCCGCGACACCGCCAGCTGGTCCAGGGTCATGACCGGACGCGCCATGGTCAGACCCGCTGGGGCATGACGACGGCGACAGCCTGCCCCGCCTCGGCGTCGTCCTCAGTCGGGTCGATACGCAAGGGAGACGCCGCGTCCTGGATCAACAAGCGGACGCGATCCGCTTCGGTCTGCTGAAGCGCGTCGATCATGTATCGGCTGTTGAAACCGACCTCGAAAGGGGTTCCGGAAAAGGCGGCGTCGACCTCTTCCACCGCCTGATCCGCCGTTTCGCTGAGCACTGTCAGACGGATCGTGCCGTCATCGAAGGCCAGTTTCACCGGACTGCCTCGGCCGGAGGCGACCAGGGCGGTGCGGGTGACGGCGCCCAGCAAAAGGGCGCGATCCACCTCGATCCGGTTGTCGGCCCGGGTGGGGATGACGCGGACATAGTCGACGTAATCCCCATCGACCACCTTGCTGCAGAGCGAGAAATCCTCGGCCTGAAGCCGGATGCCGGCTCGGCAGACCGCGACGTCGACCTGACCCGCACAGGCGTCGAGAGCGCGCTTGAACTCGCCGACCGCCTTGAGGGGCACGATGACGCCCTGGAAATCCTTATCGCCCTCGAATTCAGCCTCGGCATAGGCCAGGCGGTGACTGTCGGTAGCGGCGGAGCGGAGGCGCGCCGCGCCGTCCGTCGTCGCGACGTGCAGATAGCAGCCGTGCATATAGGTGCGGGTGATCTCCGGGCTGGCGGCGAAACTGGACCGGGCCAGCATCTGAGCCAAATCGAAGGCGCGGACGGAAAGGCGATGCGACCAGTCGCGAATGCTCCAGACCGGAAAGACGTCGGCGGGCAGAGCCGAGAGGCTGTAGCGTGAGCGGCCGAAGGCCAGGCTGACGCGAGGATCCTTGACGGTGTCCCAGTCCAGCAGGATGTCGGCCCCGCCAGGCGCCGCCGACACGATATTGGTCAGACGGTCAGCCTCGATCGTCACCCGACCCGGCCTGTCGATCCGAGCCTCGACGCCGACCTTGGCTTCCATGTCCAGGTCGGTGGCGACGATCCAGATCCGACCCTCGGCCGCCTCGGTCTCGGCGTCGATCAGGACATTGGCCAGGACCGGGATGGTGTTCCGGCGCGGCACGACCGAGACGACGCGGCGCAGGGCCTTTTGCAGCACGGCCTGTTCGATGGTGAGTTTCATAGGGTGTCGATGTCCTTGAGCGCGCGTTTAAGATCGTCCAGCGCCTCATCCAGTTCGCGGTCGGCGGCTTCGATGTCGGCTGGGCGCAAGGCGAGTTGCGCCTTGGCCTCGATCACGCAATCCTTGGCGCTGTCGACCGCACCCTCGACCTCCTGAACCCGGCTTTGGACGAAAGCACCGTTCCAGTCTTCGCTCTCGACCAGCTTGCCTTTGAGGTATTCGGCCTCGACAATGTGCTGTTCGATCCCGTCCGTAAGGGCCTCGCCCCAGCGGCGAGCCCAGGCCAGAAGGTCGGCGTCATTGCCCCGGTCCAGGGCGCGATGAAGTTCAAAGCGGGCCGTGACCCGGTTGTCTTCCGACGCGACATCCGTCGTGCTGGGCGTCAGGAGCTGAAGGTCGGAGAAAAGGGCCGGCTGCAGAGCCGGGCCGCCGGACATCAGATTTCCCCCAGGGCGGAGAGGTAGAGGTCGAGAATGGCGTCCTCTTCCTGACGCTTGGCCTTATCCAGCTTGCGGATGCGCAGGACCTTGCGCAGGACCTTTCCGTCGTAGCCCTCGCCCTTGGCCTCGGCGAAGACCTCCTTCATGTCGGTCAGGACGGCCTGTTTGTCTTCTTCCAGACGTTCCAGGCGTTCGATGATGGTGCGCAGCCGGGCGGCGGACGTGGACGTGAGGATGTCGCCGGCGGCGTCGAAGGTTTGATCGTCAGCCATGTGAGGCTCCTTGTTGACGGCCGGCCCGAAGCGCGGCGTGAAGCCGGTCGGACTGGCGCTGGTTGATTTCGCGGGTGCGGGCGTGGTCGGCGCGGGCGGCTTCGCGCTGTTTGCGGACCGCCGCCTGGAACCGGCGCCACTCGCGCCGGCTGGCCGCGCGCCTGGCGAGACGCTGGAAGGCGCGGTTCGCCGCTCCGAGCGCGGCGCCGACGGTCAAGGCGAAAGTCCGCGTCACAGGCCCAGGCTCCAGATGCAGCCGCCCACGAGGGCGGCGAGAAAAAGGATTTCGTGGGGACGGCGGACGGCCCAGCCGAGGATCTGGCGCATGTTCATGGCCGCCTGGGCGGGGCTGGACGTCGCGGATGGACGGCGCCGAGATTGGACACCAGGGTCAGTTCGACCTTGCCGCCCGCCGCGGCGCGGGCGCCGGCCTCGATCTCGGCCGAGACGGCGCGGCGAAGGCGGGTCAAGGTCGCGACGTCGATGGGGACGGCGCCCTTATCCGAGGCGCCGCGGTCCGCCTCGGCCAGGACCAGAAGGGAGGCCTGGACCAGGGGCGGGAGGTCGAAGACCGGCGCCTTGACGGCCGCCGGAAAGAGACGGTCGCGCGACCCGGCCCGGGAGGGGGACAAGGAGGCCGGGTCGCGCTTATCCGCGCCGCTGGGGGACGGCGCGAACGGGGGGATCGACAGGTCGTCGGACCGGTCGGAAAAATGGATAGGGTCGCGGGCGTCGTCCAAGCCCGTTGCGGCCATCATCTCGGCGACCCGGCGGCCGTGCAGCGCCTGCCGCCGTGACCGTCGGCGCAGAGCGGCGGTGTCGATGGCGATCACCGCGCCCGCCGCCGCGACGCCGATGGTCGCGCCCACAAGATCATGTCCGCCCGACGACAGGCCGATGGCCGCCGCCAGGCCGAAGGCGCCGACCAGGCCGCAGGCGGCGCGGGTTACGACCGTTTCCGTCGTGGCAGGCTGAGACTGTATGGATCGGTCGTGCATGACGCTCCCTCGGTATGAGGGGCATCGTGCACAACGCACGATACGACGTCAACAGGAAATCGTGCAGCACGCACGATATGCTAGCTTAAGCTAAAGCTTGCCGGCCTTCGCTTGCTCAATGATGCGGGCGTAGGCGGCTTTACGATGTTCGCGCAACCGCTCAAGAGCCGCAGGCAAATCAGCGTCGTCATGGCCGAGCGACCTCAAGTAACTGAGGTCTTTTTCAGTTTGGACAGCCTCTACTTTCTCCATCTGTTCTCCCCAAGACGCTGCAGCAAAAAGCAAAATCAACAACGCCGCTAAAATAGGAAGAGCTGCGACGATCAGCGCCCATGCAGGAACATCGTTCAACAGGCCAATCGCCAAGGCGATAATAAGGGTTACAAAAGCAAACTTAATCACCGCTGCGCCTGCGCGAAGGAAAATCCCTGCGCCAAATAAAAGAATTGCAATAATCGCTAGAAGTAGAAAAACTATCATGCCACCATTCCTCCTCGCTGAATAATCCTTCGTGCCTCGAGTGGCGGGATGATGTTGATGATCCGCGCCACCCAGGCGGGGCGGACGTCGCGCCGAGTCGGCCCCGCGATGCTCTCAAGATCATACAGTCCCTTCCGCGAGCCCCGAAGGAGGCGCTTGATCAGGACCTCGTCGGTGTCGAGCTGTACCACGACGACGTGGCCCAACATTTCGGGATCGGGGTGCGTCTTCTGGTCGTCGAACCAAACCAGGGTTCCATCTTCCGCAAAGAACGGCATCGAATGCCCTCTTATCTCGATAGCCTGAGCCGTCGGCGATCCGTTCGGCGGAACCGGCGCATAGTCTCCGGTTCCCTGCCCGTGCGCAAACAGGATGGTTCCTTCCGGATCGGCTCCGGCATAGCCGACGATCTCACGCAGGTCTGTCCTGGGTGTCGGCCGCCGATCATAGAGCAGGAACTCAGGTGTCTGCTTTAGCCGCCGCGCATAGGTCGCGGCCGCCTGGGCGTCGAAGGCCCGCGTGCCGTTCTCATGTTGAAGATAGGTGTTCCGGCTGACGCCTACGGCCTCCGCGAACTCGGTCGCGGTGGAGTAGCCCGCATCCTTGCGGGCGCGGCGCAGACGTTCGGAGGGCGTGCTCATTGCACGGCGCCTAGACGGAATAGTCGTGCATGTCGCACGAAAGAGGCTTGACGCCACGTCGTGCGTTGCGCACGATGCCGTCCAATGTCGAACCGTACTCACAGCCAGATCATCAACGACGTTGGGGTCACACCCCTGCGCGAGAAGCTGCGCGAACGCGGCATTGAGCTGCCGGACGCCACGGTTCGTGCCTGGCCCCGTCGTGAAAACGGAGCAGGGTCCATCCCCGCCGAGTATTGGCCGTTTCTGGCCGAGCTGGGCGTCGCGACGCTAGAGGAGCTGGCCGCCGCCAAGGCGGCAAGCCGGTTTGGCGAGGCCGCCGCATGAGCGGCTTCGTCCACTGCCGCAACAAGCTGGTCCGCGCCGCGCTCCGGCTTGAGCGCGCGGCGCTTGCGTGCGATCCCGACGCGTCGTTGCTCGGTCGCCAGATCGCCAAGCTCCGCCTGGAGGTCGCCCTGCTGGACGCCCAGCGCGCCGTCAGGAAACTTTCGGCGTGTCAATCCACAGCAGGATCGAACGGACGCGCACCATCGCCGCTGTCGCCAGTTCTCGACGCTCAGGATCGGCGTCCAGCAACGTCTGTGTTTCGCCGGCAAGATCGAGGCGCGCTTGATCGACAAGGTCGGGGTGCAGGCGATGCATGATCGTCCACAACCCCTCAAGCAGACGCTCATTGACGGCTGTTCGAACGAGAATGGCTTCGGCCAGCTGTCGGTCGGAGAGATCACCGACGATGTCGATTTCGTCCATGTGTCCGCCCCCCTGGCGGCGGTGATGACGCGATTGGCCGAAAGCCTCGCGCCGGTCGGCGCGGAAGAGATTCTGAGCAACGCCGATTTCCTCGGTCTTGTTGATTTTCACCAAACTTCGTCGCCGACGGAGCGGACGTCAAGCCCGCTCGCCTGTTCGGCGCATTCCGGACGTGGCCGCAAGGCCGCGCCCGGTCCGGCCTGACGGCCCAATCCGCAGGGCCGGTCCACGGCCCGCGAACCCCTTGAGACGCCCGACGGCCCGTCAGAGGCCGCAGGCGCCGCGCCTGGTGCGGCAGCGGGGTCCATTCCAACGAAAAGTCGCGCGACCCAAGAGGCGGGGTCGCCGGCGATGAACGGGGTGCGGCATGGCCGTATTTGACTATTCGCGTCTGCGGACGCGGCTGGACGAGTTTGCGACGGACCGATGGCCGGCCGCCCGGTTGGCGGTGGTCGTGGACGAGCATGAACAGGGGACCTGTTTTCGCACGATCGGCGCGCGGCTGGGGGTCAGCAAGAACGCCGTGATCAGCCAGGGAAGGCGTCTGGGCCTGCCGCGCCGCGAAGTCGGGTGGACGACGGCGCGGGAACTGCGCGCGCGTGAGGTGCGCAAGGCTAGGGTTCGCGCGGCGCGGCCCACGCCCCCGCCCGCGCCTTCCAAGCCGCCCGCGCCCTCCAAACTGGACCTGCGCCACGCCCGCCGCGCCGAGGTCAAGGCGGCCCTGGCCCTGGACGCTCTCCACCTGGGCCTGATCAGCGATTTGGCCCCGAACGGCTGCAAGTGGCCGGTGGGCGATCCTAAGTCGGCCGGTTTCGGCTTCTGCGGCCGTCCGCGCGCCGCCGGGCCCTATTGCGCCTGCCATCAGGCGGCGGCCGTCGACCGCTCCGTCACCGCCCAGTCGCACCGCGGCGGGATCGAACGCCTGGCCCTCGTGCCGCGCCGAACCTCTTCCATCACCGGAGCCTGGGCATGATCGCCGCCGAAAGCCTTCAGTCGTCCTCGCAGCCCGACGCGCTGGGTCGTGACGAAATGATCGTGGACCTGTTCGCCGGCGGCGGCGGGGCCTCGACCGCTATCAAGCTGGCGACCGGGCGTCATCCGGACGTGGCGGTGAACCATGATCCGAACGCGGTCGCCCTGCATGCGGCGAACCATCCGGGCACGACGCATTACTGCTGCGACGTGTTCGAGGTCGATCCGGTCCAGGCCTGTTCCGACGCACACGGCAATCTGCGGCCTGTCGGCCTGCTGTGGGCCTCGCCCGACTGCACCCACCATTCCAAAGCGCGCGGCGGCAAGCCCGCCGACAAGAAGATCCGCGCCCTGGCCTGGGTCGTGGTGAAGTGGGCGTCCAAGGTGAAGCCGCGCTGCATCTTCCTGGAGAATGTCGAAGAGTTTCAGGACTGGGGCCCGCTGGGCGACGACAACCGTCCGATCAAGGAAAGGCGCGGAGAGATCTTCCGGACCTGGGTCAGCCAGCTGGAAGCCCTGGGGTACGCCGTCGAGTGGCGGGAGCTGGTCGCCGCCGACTATGGGGCGCCGACCACGCGCAAGCGGCTGTTCCTGGTCGCGCGCCGAGACGGCCGGCCCATCGTCTGGCCCGAAAAGACCCATGCGTCGCGCGCCAAGCTGAAGGCCCCCAGCCTGTTTGACGCGCCGATGAAGCCCTGGCGGGCGGCGGCGGAGATCATCGACTGGAACCTGCCCTGCCCGTCGATCTTCGGCCGGAAGAAGGCCCTGGCGCCCAAGACCCAGAAGCGGATCGCCAAGGGGATCAAGAAGTTCGTCATAGAGGCGAAGTCGCCCTTCATCGTGCCGGTCATCAACGGCACCTGGAACCCCGACCGCAGCTGGTCTGCGCAGGATCCTCTGCGGACCGTGACTGCCTCAAACGGCGGGGACTATGCGGTGGTGGCTCCGCATCTGGACCGCGCCTTCGGCAAGACGACGCCGGGGGATGTGGCGGATCCGCTGGCCACAGTGCTGAGCAAGCCGAAGGACGGCGTCGCCGCCGCGCATATCACGAAGTTCCGGGCCGAGAGCACCGGCGCGGATGCGGGCGAGCCGCTGCCGACCGTGACGGCCAACTCCTACGTCAAGCGCCCCGGGTGCGGCGTGCCGCTGGCGCCGGTTCTGGCCCATGTCACCAAGTTCAGCGAGAATTCGGTCGGGACCGATCCGTCCGACCCTCTGCATACCGCCATGGCGGGTGCTCCCCGTCACGGGCTGGTGACGGCCCACCTGGGCCGCCAGTTCGGGACCGCCGTCGGCCGCGACATGGCCGAGCCGCATCCGACGGTGATGACGGACGGCGCGGGCGGAAAGTCCTATGTGGCCACGGCCTGTATCGACAAATACTACGCCACAGGCGTTCCGTCCGATTGCGCCGAACCTCTGGACACCGCGACCGCCAAGGCCCGCTTCGGCCTGACGTCCGCCTTCATGGAACAGGCCAATACGGGCGTCATCGGCCATGAGGCCTCGGCCCCGGTCAGCACCATTCTGGCGGCGGGAAGCCATCAACGGTCGGTCCAGCTGTCGCTGGAAGCGCTGGAAGGCGAGCCCGGTTCGCGGCGCGCCGAGGTCCTGGCCTTCCTGCGCGAGCATTTCGGCGACCCGACTGATGCGGAGCGCGCCGATCCTCTGGCGACGGCCCAGGCCCGATTGAGATTCGGCCTGGTGATCGTGCCGAACGCCGAGGGCGTCGGCGAGGTCTGGCAGATCGCGGACATCGGCATGCGGATGCTGACGCCGCGCGAACTGTATGGGGCGCAGGGTTTTCCCGCCGATTATGTGATCGACCGCACGGCGGACGGCCGCCCCCTGACCAAGACAGCCCAGACGCGGATGGCGGGCAACAGCGTCAGCCCGCCCCCCGCGGCGGCCCTGATCGCCGCCAACGACCCGTTGCTGTCGCGCCGACTGCAGGCGGCCGCCTGATGCGCGGCGGACCCGAAATGGCCGGCGCGGCGCCGCCGGTTCTGAACGTCCCGACGCCTTCAGGCCCGGCCGAGGTCTTCGCCGTGCCGGTGGAGATGGTGCTGTATTCGGCCAACGCCACGGGACAGATGTTCCTGCGCCGGTGGTCGGAGAAGGGCGCGACCTTCCTGCGCACGGCGCGGGTGTGGCGGGTCAACGCGCGACTGGTCGCCGAGGTGTCGTTCGCGGCGCCGGTCTGCCCCGAGGGGCAGACCGGGTGCGTGGTGCAGCTGGGCGTCGCCCTGTGGGAAAATCTGGCGGAGAACCGGGCGTGACCGGGGCTTCGCAGGATCATGCCGCCTCTCTGTCCGCCGATCTGGTCGCGGGTCCGCTGACGGCGCGGATGGTGGCGCGGGCGGTGGTCTCGGCCGCCGCTGTCTATGGTTTCGATCCGGAGACCGTCTATGCGCCGATCCGCGACGGGCGCGGCCGGGTGCGGCTGCTGGCCGCCGCCGCCCTGATCCATCCGCAGGACCGGCCGGCGGTCCAGTGCGCCAAGCTGCTGGGCGTGGCGGTCGGGCAGATGTCGCCGTCGGGCCTGATCGGGCGCGGCGTACTGCCGGAAGCTCTGGCGCAGGTGCGCGCCGATCTGGCGCAGTCCCATGCCGCCGAAGCGGCTGCAGACTGTCCTCTGGTGGTGGCGACCCGTCGCCGCCGAGGCGATCCCGACTATGTCGATCCGCGCCGGGACATGGCGCGCGAGGCGCGGATGCTGAAGGCGCGGCGGTCCGGCGAGGGCCCGCGCGCGATCGCCAAGCGCGAGGGGGTGAGCCTGACGGCGACCAAGGCCCTGTTCGCCCGGATCGCGCGCGAGACCGGCGAGGTCTTTCCCGAGGTTCCGCCGGGGCCGCATCGCGGGGGCCGCCCGCGCAAGGCGCCGCCGTCGGCGCACGGCGCCGCCTCGGCGCGTCCCGCCTGTCCGGCGAAGGCCCAGCCGGGCCGCAAGCGGGGACGCCCCAGCAAGGCCGCCGAACCGGCGGGCTCGGCCCCTCGGCCGGCGGAGGCCCCGGCTTTCGCCGCGGCGGCGACGTCCGAACCGGTCGAGCCCTTTCCCCGTTCGCATCCCGCCTGGTCGCCCCTGCCCGGCACGACGCCGGCGCGCCTGATCGACCACAAGACCGGCTGCCGCTGGCCCGTGACCGTCGAGGGGTCCCGCGATCACATGGTCTGCAACGCCGCCGTGATCGAAGCCCCCGGCTGCGGCCCCTATTGTGGGCGCCACGTCTGGCTGTCGCTGGGCCCGGCCGGCCGAGCCAGGCTGGCGGCCCATGCGCCCGCGCCCGTTTCCGAAACCCCCCGCATGGCCCGCCCCGCCGGGGCGGACGAACTGAAGGACGCCTAGAGCATGAGCCTGGCCTTTCACGACCCCTATCAGGAATTCATCGCCGCCAAGGCCTGCACCCCGCCAGCCGTCGGCTTCGAGATCGACGAGCGCGAGATCCATCCGATCCTGAAGCCGCATCAGCGGGCCATCGTGCGCTGGATGGTGGCGGGCGGTCGGCGCGCCTGTTTCGCCGCCTTCGGCCTGGGCAAGAGCATCATCCAGCTGGAGGCCGTGCGCCTGACCCGCGCCCGCGCCGGCGGCATGGGCCTGATCGTCGCGCCGCTGGGGGTGCGCCAGGAGTTCGTGCGCGACGCGGCCATGCTGGGTCTGACGATCACCTTCATCCGCCGGATCGAGGAGGCGACCGACCCCGAGGGTCTGTACCTGACCAACTATGAGACGATCCGCGACGGCAAGCTGGACCCGGCGGCCTTTGCGGTGGTCAGCCTGGACGAGGCTTCGTGCCTGCGCGGCTTCGGCGGGTCCAAGACCTTCCGCGAGTTCATGAGGCTGTTCGGCGCCGACGGCGCGGCCGACCGCACCGGCAAGGGCGTGCCCTATCGCTATGTGGCGACCGCCACCCCGTCCCCGAACGACTATATCGAACTTCTGGCCTATGCCGCCTTCCTGGACGTCATGGACGTGGGTCAGGCCAAGACCCGCTTCTTCCGCCGCAACAGCGAGAAGGCCGACCAGCTGACGCTGCACCCCCACAAGGAGAGAGAATTTTGGTTATGGATAGCCTCGTGGGGGCTGTTCGTGCAGCGCCCCAGCGACCTGGGCTTTTCGGACGAAGGCTATGATCTGCCCCCGCTGAAGGTGGTTTGGCACGAAGTGCCATGTGATCTGGCGGACGGGGCAGGAATCGAGAAATGGGGGCAGACGCGATTGTTCCGCGAGGCGACGCACGGCGTCGTCGAGGCCGCGCGCGAGAAGCGCGACAGTATTCCGACGCGGGTCGCCAAGCTGGTGGAGATTGTCGTCAGTGGACGAAAAGAAGAAGGCCTATCAGCGAGAATACTATCAGAAGAACCGCGAGGTTCTTCTGGAGAAGCAACGCGCGCGGAGCAAGGCGAACTATGCCGCCAAGCCGGAAGTGTATCGAGAGCGGGCGAAGCGCTGGAAGGCGGAGAACCCGGAACGGATGAAGGCGCTTCAGACGGCTTATCAGGAGGCCAATCGGGACAAGGTCAATGCGAGGTCTCGCGCCTGGTATGCGGAGAACAAGGCGCAGGCGGCCCGACAGACTCGAAGGCGGAAGCTGGAGAAATACGGCCTGACGTTCGAGGCGTTCGAAGCGATGCTGGCGGCGCAGAGGGGTCTATGCCTCATCTGCCGGACATTAATGAACCCGCCGGTGGTCGATCATTGCCACCGGTCGGGGAAGGTTCGCGGACTTCTCTGCCGCAATTGCAACAGTGCGCTGGGCCTGTTTCGGGAGAAGGCTGCGTCCTTGATCCGTGCAGCGCGCTATCTGATCAGGTCGTCGTCTGGTGCGACCTCAACGACGAGCAGCAAGCGATCCAAAGGGCCTTGCAAGGCGCCGGACTGACCGTCTCGTCTCTGACGGGATCGCAGCCGCTCGAGGAGCGTGAAGCCCTCATGGGCGCCTGGCGCGACGGCGCCACCGACATCTTCCTGAGCAAGCCGTCCATGTACGGCGCGGGCGTCAACCTGCAGCAGTCATGCCGGATGGTCTTCGCGGGGATCGGCTTCAAGGCCCAGGACATCCTTCAGGCGGTGCACAGGATCCATCGTTTCCTGCAACAGCGCCCCTGCGAGGTGCACCTGATCTACACAGAGGCCGAACGCGAAGTTCGCCGGTCTCTCGAGCGCAAGTGGGCGCAACACGAGAAAATGGTGAGCATTATGAGCGAGATCATCAAAACGCACGGCCTGTCCCAGGCCGCCTTCGCCGGCGAACTGACGCGGGCCCTGTTCGACCCGGCCGAGCGGATCGAGGTGACCGGCGAGCATCACCGGCTGGTCAACAACGACTGCGTGATGGAGCTGCGGACCTGGGACGAAGACACGGTCGACCTGATCGTCACCTCGATCCCCTTTTCGACCCAGTACGAATATACGCCGAGCTACAACGACTTCGGCCATACCGACGACAACGCCCATTTCTGGGACCAGATGCGGTTCCTGACGGCCGAGCTGTTCCGAGTGCTGAAACCCGGCCGGGTGGCCTGTATCCACATCAAGGACCGGATCGTGCCCGGCGGCATGACGGGCCTGGGCTTCCAGACGGTCTATCCGTTCGGCGACGACTGCCGCCGCGTCTTCCGCGAGGCCGGCTTCGCCTATCTGGGCCAGACGACGAACGTCACCGACGTGGTGCGGGAGAACAACCAGACCTATCGGCTGGGCTGGTCGGAACAGTGCAAGGACGGGACGCGGATGGGCGTCGGCCTGCCGGAATACGTGCTGCGGTTCAGAAAGCCCCCGTCGGACGCCTCGAACGGTTACGCCGACGATCCGGTGGTCAAGGACAAGGCCGACTACACCCGCGCCCGCTGGCAGTTGGACGCCCACGGCTATCAGCGCTCGAGCGGCGACCGTCTGGTGACGGGCGAGGAGCTGCTGGGCCTGCCGGCGGACGTCGTCTATCGCACCTTCCGCGATTTCAGCGCCCATGAGGTCTATGACTACGCCCACCACGTCCGCATCGGCGAGACGCTGGAGGCGGTGGGCCAGCTGCCGCCCACCTTCATGCTGCTGCCGCCCCAGTCATGGCATCCCGACATCTGGACCGACGTCGCCCAGATGCTGAGCCTGAACACGGCCCAGTCCGCCAAGGGGGCGGAGAAACACCTGTGCCCCCTGCCCTTCGACATCGTCGACCGGCTGATCGTCCAGTTCAGCCAGCCCGGCGAACTGGTGCTGGATCCGTTCGGCGGGCTGATGACCGTGCCCTTCCGCGCCCTGAAGCTGAACCGGCGCGGCGCCGGGATCGAACTGAACCCCGGCTATTTCCTGGACGGGGTCGCCTATGTGGAGGCGGCGGCGCGCGAGAAGGCCGTGCCCAGCCTGTTCGACCTGCTGGACGAACCGAGGGTCGCGGCGTGATGGACATGACCGTCAAACGTCGACGCTCCCCGGTGAAGCGGCCGGAAGAGACCCTGCAAAAGCTGGTCGTGTCGTTCCTGAGGGTGGCGTCGCCCTCGACCGTCTTTTTCCACGTCCCGAACCAGAAGGGGACGCGCAAGGGCTGGGAACAGGGTCTGTTGTCGGCCCTGGGCGTCCGGCCCGGCGTCGCCGACCTGGTCTTCGTCCTGCCTGATGGCCGGATCGGCTTCATCGAACTGAAGGACCCGAACGGCGGCCGTCAGGAACCGGATCAGGCCCAGTTCGAAGAGGACGTGCGGGCCCTGGGCGCGCCCTATCTGATCTGCCGCAGCCTGGCCGAGGTCGAGGGCGCGCTGAAGGCCTGGGGCGTGCCCCTGCGCGCGAGGTCGTGCGAATGATCCGGATCGACCCGCGGCAGATCGAAAAGGTCAGCGTCGCCTTGGCCGCCGCCAAGGCCGGTCAGGCGGACCCGGAGGCCTTCAGCGACCAGGAACGGTTGACGGCCGTAAGCGCCTGGGGACCGCTGGCGGAGGCGGCGATCCGCGCCGCAGTCCATCCGGTCCTGCCCAGCAATCTGGAAGCCGAACAGGCGCTGCTGGGCGCGGTCATGTACGACAACGGCGTGTTCGAGCGGTTGCCGGACGCTCTGACGGCCGATCATTTCCACGAGCCCTTCCACGGCCGGGTCTGGGCGGCCATAGAGACGTCGATACGTCAGGGAATGCTGGCCGAGCCGACCCTGCTGGTGGACCGGTTCCGACAGGACCCCGCCTTCGAAGCCTTCGGCGGACTGCGGTATTTCGCCGATCTGGTGGATCACGCCCCGGCGCCGCCCCTGGCCCCGGACTATGCCCGCGCGGTGGTCGAACAGGCCCGGCGGCGCGACCTGGTGCGGATCGGCGCGGATCTGATGACCGACGCCCCGGACCCCGACCAGGCCCCGCGCGACGTCGCCGAAGCGGCCGAGGGTGAAATCTATCGCGTCATGGCGGCCGGACGGACGAACGGTCAGGGCGTGATCCGTTTCGGTCAGGCCCTGGCCGGCGCGGTCGAGATGGCCGCCGCCGCCTATGAGCGGGACGGCAAGCTGGCCGGTCTGGCCACCGGCCTGACCGATCTGGACCGGATGCTGGGGGGCTTGCACCCGTCGGACCTGCTGATCCTGGCCGGCCGACCGTCCATGGGCAAGACGGCGTTGGCGACCAATATCGCCTTCAACGTGGCCCGCGCCTGGGAATATGCGGCCGATCCGGACGCACCGGGCGGCGCTCGCACCGTGTCCGGCGGGCGGGTGCTGTTCTTTTCGCTGGAGATGAGCGCCGAACAGCTGGCGATGCGGATCCTGTCGGATGCGGCGGGCGTGTCGTCCGACAAGCTGCGCAAGGGCGAGATCGACGCATCGCAGTACGCCCGGCTGCGCGACGCGGCCATAGAGATCGCCCAGGCGCCTCTGGCCATCGACGCCACCGGCGGCCTGCCGATCGCCAAGCTGGCGGCGCGGGCGCGGCGCGAGCAGCGTCAGCACGGCCTGGATCTGATCATCGTCGACTATCTGCAGCTGGTCACGACTTCGACCGGCCGCCGCGACGCCAACCGGGTGGAACAGGTCAGCGAGATCACCGGCGCCCTGAAGGCCCTGGCCAAGGAACTGAGCGTGCCGATCCTCGCCCTGTCGCAGCTGTCGCGTCAGGTCGAGCAGCGCGAGGACAAGCGGCCCCAGCTGTCGGACCTCAGAGAATCCGGCTCGATCGAACAGGACGCCGACTGCGTCATGTTCGTCTATCGCGAGAGCTACTACCTGAGCCGGGCCGAGCCCAAGGAAGGCACGCCCGAGCACCTGCAATGGCAGGAAGACCTGACCCGGCTGGAGAACCAGGCCGAGGTCATCATCGGCAAACAGCGCCACGGGCCGATCGCCACGATCAAGCTGGCCTTCGACGCCGACACCGTCCGGTTCGGCAATCTGGTCTCGGATCAGTTCGCCGCCGCCTATCACGATCCCAGCATATCCCGGAGCGAAGACTGATCATGAGCGACGCCCCCCGCTCCTTGCAACCTGTCCTGGGCCTCGCCCCGCCTGAAGGCTGGTCGCCGCCGCCGGCGGACTGCGACCTGTCGGCCTATGACTGGTTCCCCCTGAAGCACAAACGCCTGACACGGTCGGCCTGGTGGATCCGCGCCAGCGATCGGGCCAAGGCGTTGAACATCGACCTGTGGTGCGCCGCCTATCAGGAGGTTCCGGCCGCCAGCCTGCCCGACGACGACCTGTATCTGTCTGACCTGGCCGGGTTCGGGCGTCGCGACATCAGCGCCTGGCTCGAGGTCAAGGCCGAGGTGCTGGCCTGCTGGATCCTGTGGACCGACGGCCGCTGGTATCATCCGACCCTGGCCGAGGTCGCCTGCGAAGCCTGGGCCACCCGAATGGAGGCCGTGCAGCAGCGCGAGGCCGACCGGGAGCGCAAACGCCAGAAGCGCGCCGGCGGACAACAGGAGCCGTCCGGCGGACATCCGCCGGACAACGACGGTCTGTCCGCCGGACGGCCGGCGGACACAGAGGGGACGACCGGCGGAATTCCGCCGGAAAACGCTCTGAAAGGACAAGACAGGACAGGACATAGGGAAGCTGACGCTTCCCTCTCTCCGCGCGAGGCGCGGGCGGAGGGAGTGGAAGGCGAAGCGGACGGCATCGGCTGGGCCGAGGTGCGCGACCTGTACGGGTCGCTGGTGATCCGGGGGCGGGGATCGCCGAAGCTGGCCCGCGCCGCCTGGCTGACGCTGGACGAGGCCGACCGCCGCGCCCTGCCCGGCGCCATCCGGGCCTATGCCGAGACCAAGCCCTGGGGGAGCAACGGCCCGCCCGCCCTGCAGCGGTTTCTGGCCGAGGAGGTCTGGCGCGAGTTCGCCGCCACCGCCTCGGTCACCAGCATCGTCTGGTCGGGACCGCCCGCCCTGCGCGCCGCCGTGGCGGCGGAGATGGGCGACGGGTTCGCCCGGTCCTACCTGGACCCGGCCGAGTATCGCGAGGCGCCCGGCCCGGACGCCCTGCCGACGCTCTTGCCGCTGAACCCGATGGCGGCCGCCAAGCTGCGGCCGGTCAAGGCCCTGGCCGGGGTGGCCATCCAGGATCCGATCCAGCCCCGGAGGCGCGCATGACGCCCCCGCCCCCGCATCCGCCCATGACGACGCGGGATTTCGTGATCCTGTCGGCCCTGGTCATGCCGAGCGAGGCCGCCGCGCCTGCTGCGAGCCTGGAGTGGCGGGCCGTCCGCGCCGCCTGGCTGTCGGCCCTGGCGGCCCAGGGACTGGGCGAGGAACAGGCCCGTCGCCTGGCCTCGGCCCAGCGCGCCCTGGCGCTGAGGGCTCTGACCGGCCCTGTCCAAGACCCGTCGAAAACCCCCTTTTCAACCGGACCCCAATCCCCGCAGGAGACCGGCCTATGAGCGCCGTCCGCAAGATCGAGATGTTCAAGCCCGGATACGACGGGCCGCGTCAGGAGGGGCGTCTGACCCCGCTGGAGGCGACCCAGTACGCGGCCTATGTCGAGCCGCTGAGGAAGAGGCTGTACGACGCCATGCTGACCTTGGGCGCCCTGTCGTCGGCCCGGCCGTCGGGCGGCGGTTCGACCATGCCGGAATATATCCACGAGTTCGCCGACAAGGTGGGCTGGGACGCCGAGGACACCCCGGCCGTGGCGCGGTTCATCCCGACCCAGGCGCAGATCGACGACTTCCTGCCGGCGCTGGAACTGCTGGACGGGGTGTCGCCGGTCTTCCTGAAGGTCCTGGCCCTGCGCGCCGTCGGCGAGCGGATCGGCGGGTTTTCGTTCAAGACCATCGGCGAGCGGTTCGGCAAGACCGACGTCTGGGCCAAGCGGGTCCACGCCTCGGTCGTGATCCTGGCCGCACGTCGATCCGGCCTGCTGGACCCGGCGCCCAAGGGCTGGGCCGTGGTGGTGGTGGCGGTGCGCACCGGAGGCTGGCGGACCTATCTGACCACGGCCCGCGACCCCCAGGCGGCCCTGTACGACCTGAGGGCCAAGTCGCCGCTGGAGCTGGAGGCGGCCTTCGCCTTCTGGACCGCCGGCAAGCCCGAGGCCGCCCGCGTGGTCGCCGAGGCGCGCAAACACATGCTGGGCCGGGTGTCGCACGGCTCCTGGCACCTGATGCCGCCGGAAGACGTCGCCGACCTGCTGATCGAACAGCAGACGGGTTTCGGACGGCCCTGGGAGCTGGAGGCGCTGACCCTGCCCCAGCCGCGGCGGACGGCGAAGGGGGCGGCGACGATCATGGTCGACAGCGCCAAGTTCGAGATGGCGAAGGCGGCCGACGGATGCTGAGGGCGCTTCACCTGGAGCTGGTGCGCAGCCTGTCGCGCGGCCGGTTCGATCTGGACGACGAAAAGGCCTGTCAGGCCCAGATGCACGACTGGCTGGTCGAGCAGTTTCCCGAGCGGAAGATCGAGCGGGAGCGGCGGCTGGGCCTAGGGACCAGTATCGCCGACTTCTACGTCGAGGGCGTGGCGATCGAGGTCAAGATGAACCGCGCCCGCCCGGCCGAGATCCTGGCCCAGATCAAGCGCTATGCCGAGCGGCCCGAGGTCTCGGCCGTGATCGTGGCGACGAACCGGGCCCTGCGTCTGCCGGGGAGCCTGTCGGGCAAGCCGGTGTACGGCGTCAGCCTGGGGAGGGCGCACCTGTGAGGACCTATGGCGCGCTGAGCCGGATTGAGGACGGATGGGTCCTGGGCGGTCTGGACCCGCATGTGAAGATCAAGCTGAAGGCCCTGTTCCCGCAGATTCCGAAGGGGGCGGGCGGGCCGTACCGGTTCGGCGACACCCCCGTGCGGTGCGCGGACCTGGCCTGGTTCGAAAGCCGCTATCCGATGGCCATGTCGGCCGAGGACCGGCGACACCTGGAGCGGCAGGTGGAACGCAACACCACGGCCGCCGCCGAGATCGAGAGGATCCGGACCGATCCCTATAGCCCGCCCCTGTTCGTCGGCCTGAGGCCGGGGCAGACGGTGCGGGAGCACCAGGGTCGGGCCGTGGCCCAGTTGGAACGTGTGGACGGACTTCTGGTCGGGGACGAGGTCGGCGAGGGCAAGACCTATACGACCGGCGCGGCCTGTCTGCTGCCCGAGGCCCTGCCGGCGGTGATCGTGTGTCTGCCGCACCTGAGGGACCAGTGGGCGAAGAAGCTGGGCGAGTTCACCACCCTGAAGATCGCGGTGCTGAAGGGGACCAGGCCCCATCCCCTGCCCGACGCCGACGTGAGGATCCTGGCCTATAGCCAGCTGGCGGGATGGGCCGAGGTGCTGGAGGCCGCGCCCATCGGCCTGTTGGCCTTCGACGAGATGCAGGAGCTGCGGCGCGGAGACCAGGCCGACAAGGGCAAGGCGGCCCTGAGACTGGCCGCCGTGGCCCGGTTCAAACTGGGTCTGACCGCCACGCCGATCTACAATTACGGCGACGAGATCTGGGAAGTGATGCGATTTCTGCGGCCCGAGGTGCTGGGCGAGCGCAACGACTTCCTGCGCGAATGGTGCACAGCCCTGGGCAACGGCAAGTCCAAGGTCAATGATCCGCGGGCGCTCGGGACCTATCTGAGGGACTGCAACGCCTTCACCCGCAAGACCAAGAGCGCCGAAGGGCGGCCGAACATCCTGATCCGCGAGGTCGGCCATAACGCCCATACCCTGGCTGAAATCGAGGAGACGGCGGCGGCCCTGGCCCTGACGGCGACGACCGGCGCCTTCGTCGAGCGGGGCGAGGCGGTGCGGGAACTGGACATGCGGGTGCGCCAGGCGACCGGCGTGGCCAAGGCCCGGTCCGTGGCGGACGCCGTTCGGGTGATGGTCGAGGCCGGCGAGCCGGTGGTCCTGTTCGGCTGGCACCGCGAGGTCTATTCGATCTGGCTGGAGCGGCTGGCGGACCTGAAGCCGGCCATGTTCACCGGGTCCGAGACCCCCAAGGCCAAGGCCGCCGCCCTGGAGGCCTTCCTGACCGGCGCGACCGACATCCTGATCATGAGCCTGAGATCAGGCGCCGGGGTGGACGGGCTGCAGGCGCGCGCCTCGACCGCAGTGTTCGGCGAACTGGACTGGTCGCCGGGCGTCCATCACCAGTGCATCGGCCGCCTGGATCGCGAGGGTCAGCGTTGTTACCCGGAGGCGGTGACGGCGATCTATCTGGTCGCGACCGACGGGTCGGACCCGCCGATCATGGAGACCCTGGGCGTCAAGGCCAGCCAGGCCCGCAACATCGTCGACCCCAGCCTGGGCGTCCAGTCGGCCCAGACCGACGACAGCCGCCTGAAGGGGCTGGTCGACCGCTATCTGAAGAAGGAGACCGCTGATGCTCTCGCCCACAAATAGGCAGCTGATCGCCGACACCTTCGGCCTTCTTGTCGTCGATCCGAACGCTCGGCCGGACGGCATGGTCCACATAGCCGAGGAAGGGCTCAACCGCCTGCTTGACGCCGCGCGCGCCCAACCCGCTGCTGTGGAAGGGGCGGCGGGGGAGAGCGCCATTGATCTCGCCCGTCGCTGCACACAAACGATAGCCGCGCAGTATGGCCCTGATAGTGACTGTGCTAACGGCGCTCGTATGGTTCTCGCGGCTTTGATCTGCGCGCCAACCCACCCATCCCCGACCCCCGCCGCCGATGTCGTGCGCTCGCAGCCTGACGACCCGACCGAAGAGATGATCCAAGCGGCCCTGGAGGTCGATTTTGACAACGAAGACGAACGCGGCGCGGTCATCAACCTGTGGCACGTCATGATAGCCGCCGCCCCGCCCGCCGCCGTCAAGCGGACCATGACCGTCAACCTGACGGACGAGGAAATGGCCGTTCTTGAGGCGTTGGCTGAGAAGAAGGATTTGGACGGGCCGCGGATATTCCGCCTTGCTCTGCGTCAGCTTCAGCTAACCGAGCATGAGCGCGAACACGGACCTATCGGCAGCGGTCCCCTTGGATTGGTCACGCCCGCCGATGACGCGCTTAGGGTGGCGGTGGAGGCTTGGGACGAACTCGCCAAGCGTCCTAGCTGGGAGATCAACTTCAGCGGCTTTGACGAGGAAGACGGTTGGTCTGTCCATAGCGTCACAGGCGGCGTCAACGACCGGGAGTGGGATGAGTTGGCGCGCGCCGAAACGCCGCTTGAGGCTGTCCTCGCAGCACTGAAAGCGGGAGGGGTGAAGTGAGCGCCGCTCTGTCCGCGGTTGGCGCAGGATGTCTTGTCGCAGCGCTCGGATTGCTCTTCTGGACCATGTTCGAAAACTACACAAATGATCGAGCACGGCCGTGGAGAGCGCCGACAATGATCTTGCTGTTTTCGGTTTCAGTCGGGCTGATGGTGTTCACCGGAGCAAGCCAATGACCGCTCCCGACAAGCCCCGCTGGCGCCGGATGGACACCGGCGACTGGGCCTATGAGACCGGCGAAGGCGAGGACGCGGTGCGCCTGGGCACTGTGGTGTTCCAGGATCTTCACGGCCGTCGGACCTGGTACAGCGTCAGCACGGCCCAGGCCCATGGCCCGGAAGCTGGAAGTCTGACGGTCTGCAAACGCCGGATCGAGGCCCTGTGGGGCAAGTTGGAAAAAACCCATTCCTAGTAGGTTGACATTTCGCCTAGTAGGCGGCCTTATTCTCCTAACCTAGGCGACAGCCGCGAACGGGCCTGCACATGCGGGCCCGTTTTCGTTTCGGCCGTTGTTTTTCCTGACATTTAGACGCGCCGGACCTAACCACGGCGCGCCATCATCGGCCGCCGTCGGGCGGGTGGAGGCGGATGTGTTCGACCTGCTGCGTCGCGGCCGGGCGGCCGTCCTGCGTAACCTGCCCCGCGTCGAGATCTGCGACTTCGCCTGCGCCGCCGACGGCGTGACGGCGGACGAGATCGGGGCGCGACCGGACAGTTGCGACTATGTGCGCGACGGGATCAGCGTCGAATGGCGCGGCGACCGCTACAATTTGGCCCTGGGCGACGTCCGCCCCCGGTTCTAGCTCATGGCCCTGAAGACCGCCGGACTGGCGGACGACGGGGAGCGGATCAGCGCCTCGGCCTATGGCCGGTTGCAGGACCCGCCGATTTCGCCGGCGGCCATGTCGCGCCTGTTTCAGCGCGGCCTGCCCGGCTATCCGGGCAAGGATGCCCACGGGCGGGATTGCCGCATGGTCAATCCGGCCGAGGCCGATCAGTGGCGCAGCCTGTACTGCACCCCCAAGGTCGGGGTGGACGGCAAGGTGCGGGGGCTTCCTCCGCAGGGTGGATCCTCGGGCCGGGCCCGCCCGCCGAACCCGCCGTTCAAGCCGATCCCCGAAGGGTCGCCGTCGCGCCATGACCCGACGCCGCGCAACCTGCCGCCCGGCGGCGAGGACGGGGCGACCAAGGCCGAACGCCTGGCGGAAGCCCGCGCCAGCGCCGCCGAGGACGATGCGGCGACGCGGCGGCTGAAGCGGCTGAAGGAAGAGGGTCTGCTGATGGACCGGGCCGCCGGTCTGGATGTCCTCGCCGACTTTGTCGGTCAGGTCGGCAAGATGCTGGATCGCGCCGCTCAGGGCGAGGCGGTCGATGTCGCCGCTGCGTGCGGCTGTGACGATCATGTCGCCTATCAGGCGTTGAAGCCTGTATTTCAGAGATTGAGGTCGGATCTTGCTCGATACGCCCGAGCTGCTGACCGAGACCTCCGGAAGGTTGGGCGAGGCCGATTGCTGGGCGACGATCGCGGCGGAGATCGAGCCGAAGCCGAGACTTCAGCCGCTTGAGTGGGGCGCCGAGAAGCGCGTCTACGGCAAGGAGGGATCCGCCAGTCGGTGGCGTCCTGAGGCGACCCCTTGGGCTGCCGGGATACTGCACGCCCTGTCGGATGAAAGCCCGATCCGTCGGGTCGTATCGCCGAAAGGAACCCAGCTCGGCTTCACAGAACTGGGCTTGATTGCGGTTGGGTCCAAGGCGGAGGCCGGCGAGAGTTCGCTGGTGATCATGCCGTCCGAGACCCTGGCCAAGCGGGTCGTCAAGACGAAGTTCCGGCCGATGATCCGGTCGACCGAAAGCCTGGCGGCGATGTTTCCGGGCCGGTCCGCCGATACAGGCCTGCACTTCTCGAGCCCCGGCGCGGACATCGTGTTCGCCGGGTCGGGCTCAGCGTCCAGCGTGGCGACCCTGTCTGTGCCGTTCGTCATGACGGACGAGATCGACCGGTCAGAAGACGAGTTGAAGGACGAGGGCGATTTTCTCGCCCTGGCCGAAAACCGGATCGCGGAATTTTCCCTGATCGGGAAGATGTTCGTTCCGTCCTCGCCGACCATCGAGAGCGCGCCGGTCTGGCGGGCGTGGCTGGAAAGCGATCAGCGGTATTTCCACACGCCCTGTCCCGCTTGCGGCGTGAAGCAGCGGTGGCTGTGGGAGAATATCGACTGGGACGGCCGCGGGACCGAAGAGGCCCGCGCGGAGACGGTCAGGCTGTATTGCACGGCTGAAGGCTGCGGCGTCGGGTCGACCGAGGCGCAATGGAAGGCCATCTGGGGCGCGGGCGAGTGGATCGCCTCGGTCGCCAATCCGGTCCGGCGCGACACGGCAGGTTTTCACCTGTCGACGCTTTACGCCCGTTTCGGACAGCGGACCTGGCGTCAGCTGGTCGAGATGTTCGAGGCCGCCAGCCGCAGCGGCAAGGAAAGTCGGTTGCGGGTGTTTTGGAACACCATCCTGGGCCTGCCCTGGAAGGTGACCGAGGACGCGATCGCGGCCGACGAACTGAGGCTGAGGCTGGAGGACGGCCCGGGCGAAGGCGAACTGGACGCCGACTGTCTGCTGCTGACGGCGGGGGTCGACTATCAGGAGACCTGGGTCGAGGCCTGGGTCTGGGGTTGGACGCGGAAGATGCGGCGCTGGCCTGTGGCCCGGCTGCAGATTCCGAGGCGCAACAAGGACGGGACGCTGCGCAGCGCCCAGGCCATAGCCGAGGATCTGAAGACCGAGGCGCTGGATAAGGTCTGGCGCCACGCCCACGGCGGCGGCCTGCGGGTCGAGATGGCGATCCACGACAGCGGCGACCGTCCGTCGCTGGTGTTCGACGTCCTGGAAGGCCTGGACAGCAAGCGGAACCTGGCGTCGAAGGGCGTTCAGGGCTGGAACGAGAACGCGCCGGCCCGGCGGCCCAAGATCGTCGACGTCAAGCGGGACGGCAAGGTGGTGGCCACCGGCCGCCAGCTGATGCTGGTGCACACGGCCTCCGCCAAGGCCGAGCTTTACGAGGATCTGCGGCGCAAGCGCGACGACGCCGACGGCGAGCGGTTCATCCACCTGCCGCCGTGGATGGGCGAGCCCGGCCATCTGGAAGGCCTGGTCGCCGAAGAGGTCCGGCTGAACAGCCGCAAGAAGCCGTACTGGCACAAGATTTTCGAGCGCAACGAGCCGCTGGACTGCGCCGTCCTGGCGCGTGTCGCCCACTGGCAGTTGAAGGCCCACCGCTGGGCCGAGAGCGAATGGAAGGCCCGCGAGATCATGGTGATCCCGCCGGGCGACCGGGTTGCAACCCAAACCCCGCCGCAAGGCGCCGGCCCAGGCGGTCGGCGCGTGAGAGGACACGTCCGTTGACCGCAGTGACCCTGGACCAGCTGAAGGCCTTCGAAGCCCGACTGCTGACCGCGCTGTCGGACCCGACGCGGGCCGTCTTCTATGACGACTTCAAGCGCGAGAACCGTCCGGTCGCGGAACTGGATCAGGCCCTGACGCGGGTGCGGGCGGAGATCGCGCGCCTGACGCCGGCGGACCCCTCCGCCGCGATACCGGCTCGCCGCTATCTGAGCCGCCATCGGAGCGCCCTGTGAACTGGCTCTCTCGACTGACCGGCGGGGGATCGTCGCATCGTCAGCGGGCGGAAAGCCCCCTGGTGCGGGTCACGGATCAGCCTTTCCGCGCCTCGCGCCAGGGCCGCGCCTCGGCCTCTTTCGAAGGCCAGCGACAGCATATCAATACGGCCATCCGCCAGGGCGGCGAGCTGCTGCGCCAGCGCTCGCGCTTCTTCTGTCGCGAAAACCCCCTGGCGATCAGCGCCAAGGAACTGCGCACAGCCTACGCCGTCGGCTGCGGCATGATGCCCATGCCGGTCGGCCTGTCGGCCGCCCGCAAGAAGGCCTTGCTGAAAGCCTTCTACGACTGGTGCAAGATCTGCGACGCCGACGGGGTTCTGGATTTCTTCGGCCTTCAGGCGGCCGTCTGTGACGAAGAGTTCGAGGCCGGAGAGGTCTTCATCCGGTTGATCCGTTCGGTCGACCAGCCTCTGAAGCTGCGCCTGATGACGTCGGAACAGCTACCCTATTCGGTGCTTTCGGCGCCGGACAAGCCGCAGACCCACACGATTCGTCTGGGCGTCGAGACGGACGAAGAGGATCGTCGGGTCGCCTATCACTTCTACCGCTATCATCCGGGCGACGGCACGGTGACGACGGCGGACCGGGTGCGCACCGTGCGCATTCCCGCCGAAGATATCCTGCACGTCTTCAAGCCGCGCCAGCCGGGACAGCTGCGCGGTCTGCCTCGCACACTGGGCGCCCTGGTTCCGGCGAACAAGCTGAGCGACTACGACGATACGACCTTGGAGCGGGCGATCAGCGGCTCAAAGGTGTCGGGCATCATCAAGAAGGGCTCGACGGACCGGGGCACGGAATCCGGCGTCATGGCCGGCGCCAAGAGCAACGGCGACGGCACTGCGACCCTGGACTTCGAGACCGGCACCATTCTGGAGCTGGAGCAGGACGAGGACTGGGTCACGGTGGCCCCGCCCGACCCCGGCGCCAACTACGGCGAGTTCACCTATCGAAACTCGTCCCAGGCCTGCGCGGCCATGGGCGTGCCCTATCTGGAGGTGACCGGCGATCTGCGGAAGGCCACCTTCAGCGCCGGTCGTCTGGGTCGCATGCCGTTCAAGCGTCGGGTCGAACAGTTCCAGCATCTGCAGCTGTCGGTCCAGATGCTTCAGCCGATCTGGATGGCCTGGCTGCGCGACGGCCTGTTGCGGGGCACGATCACCCTGCCGCGCGGCGCCGCCCGCACCGTGGAAGCCTATTCCAATGTCCGCTGGATGGGGCCGAAGTGGGAATATATCGAGCCGCTGAAGGACCGGCAGGCCGAGAAGCTGGCGGTCGACGAGCTGTTCGTGCCTCGGTCCGACATCATCGCCGAGCATGGCGAGGATCCCGACGAGATCGACCAGAAGATCGCCGAGGACCAGAGGCGCGAGAAACGCCTGAAGCTGCAGCGCCGCACCGCCAACGGCGCCCCGGCGGCCGAGGCGGACGACGACGAAGATCCCGTGGACGACGACCAGGAAGGACCCGCGCAATGAGCATCCGGTCGCCGCATATCGCCGCCCGTCTGTTCGGCGCGCCCCTGCTGATCGCCCCGGACAAGCTGGCCGCCATGGTGGCCGGCCTGGGCGGTCGGATCGTGGACGGCGGCGTCGTCCTGATCAATCACGGCGGAACGACCGATCACGTCGCCTTTGCAGGCGGGCGGCCCAGCATGGGGGTTCTGGACGGCGATCTGAGCGCCCGCCTGGAGCGCAACAGGATCGCCGCCTATCCCGTGGTGGAGAATGTCGCGGTGATCGGCATCGAAGGCAGTCTGGTTCAGAAGGGCGCCTATCTGGGCCAGTCCTCGGGCGAGACCAGCTACCAGGGTCTTCAAGTGCAGATCGCACGCGCCCGGGCGGACGCTCAGGCGGGTCGGCTGAAAGGCGTCGTCTTCGAAACCGACAGCCTGGGCGGGGAGGTCAGCGGCGCTTTCGAGACCGCCGACGCCATCCACGAACTGTCGCAGATCATTCCGACCATGGCCGTTCTGACCGACGCAGCGGCCTCGGGCGGTTATCTTCTAGCCAGTCAATGCCGCCAGATCGCCATGCCGAAATCCGGTCAGGCCGGCAGCATCGGCGTGGTCAGCCTGCACCTCGACATGAGCGGCAAGATGGAAAAGGACGGGGTCCGCGCCACCCTGATCACCGCCGGCGAGCACAAGGCCGACGGCAATCCGTTCGAGCCTCTGGCCGACGAGTTCCGAGCCGGCATCCAGGCCCGCAACGAGGCGACCCGCCAGCAGTTCGCCGAGGTCGTCGCGCGGGGCCGCAAGGGACGGATAACGCAGGCCCAGGCTCTGGCGACCGAAGCCCGCACCTATTTCGATCAGAAGGCGGTGGACGTCGGCCTGGTCGATGTCATCGCCCCGGCCCAGGCCGCCTTTTCCGCCTTCGTCAAGGCCGTCAACCCGGCGGCCTGACCGCCAACACAGGAGACCACCATGAGTTCGCCGAACCAAATGCTCGCCGCCGTGGCGACCGCCGCAGCCGCATCCGCTCCGGGCGAAACCCAGGCGCCGGCTGCGCCCGCCACGCCTGCGGTCGAAGAGACCCCGGTCCAGTCGCCGGCCGTCGAATCTGCCCAGACCCCCGCGAACCCGGCGCCCGAGACCCCGGCGTCCTCGGCCCAGGCGTCCGCCTTCTCGCCGCGCGTCGCTCTGGAGCTGACGGCCCTGGCCTATCCCGCTATGGCCGGCACACTGACCAAGCTCGCGATCGCGGCCGACGGCGGCGAACCCGCCTTCCGCGCCGCACTGCTGGCTGAACGCGCCACGGGCGGCGATCCGTCGACGACCGTGTCCACGGCCCAGACCTCGACCGTCGTCAAGCCGTCGGGCAAGTCGGCCGCCGACGGTCGCGGAGCCGGTCTGAAGGCCGCCGCCCAGGCCCAGAACGGCAAGTAATCCGTCCTCGGACGTCAACCCCGCCGCTCAGCGGCTACTGAAGGAGGTATGCGATGTCTCTTGTCGCATCGACCGGCCCGTTCGTTCAGCCCCGCCGGCTGTCGTCCTGGCTGAAGCATGAATACGCCCTCGACCTGTGCCGCGAGGACGCCGAACTTCTCGCGGGTTCCGGCGCCGTTCGCAGCGTCGTCAGCGGGCAGGTGCTCGCCGCCGTGGTCACGGGCGCCCAGACCGTCACCGTCACCGCCAAGGCCGGCAACACCGGAAACGGCGCCATAGCCTCGGCCACGGCGGACGCCAAGGTTCCGGAGGGCCGCTGGGAGGTGCTGATCATCGACGCCGCGGCCAACGCGGGCAAGTTCGAGGTCCGCAATCCCAAGGGCAAGCTGGACGGCTCCGGTACGGTCGGCGCCCCCTACAACGGCGGGATCAACTTCACCTGGGCCGACGGCGCGACCGACATGGCCGCCGGCGACGCCTATTTCATCGACGTGGTCTATGCGCCGGGCGAGGCCTATGTCGCACTGGATCTGGCGGCGACCGACGGCGCCCAGACGGCGGCGGCCATCGCCGTCTATGACGCCACGGCCCCGGACGGAGCCGCCGCCCGCGTCGTGGTCCTGAACGCCGGCCCGGCGAGCGTCGATCCCAACGGCCTGACTTGGCCCGACGGCATCACCGCGACCCAGAAGGCCAAGGCGCTGCGCGAACTGCGCGGCCTCGGCATTCGCGCCACCCCCGCCTGACCTGCCGGGGCTTAGCCCCGCCCACCCTGAGACCTGACAAACGCCCCGGAAATCCGGGGCGTTTTCTTTTGAGGAGAGCCCGTCATGGGACGCATCACCGCCGCCGACATCGACGCGGCCTTTCCCTACACCAACGCCGAGATCACCGACGCGATCAACGAGATCAACCGGACCTACGGCAAGATCAACGCCATGGGCCTGTTCCGGCGCGAGAACATCTTCTCGACCCTGGTCCGCCTGACCATCAACAGCGGCGAAATCACCATCCTGCCGGTGACCGAGCGCGGCGCCCCGGCGACCAACGACCAGGACGACGGCTCGCGCACCGTGTACGTCGAGTGCGCCCATATCCCGCACAAGGGCAATATCACGCCCGACGACATCCAGAACTTCCTGGACATCATCGCCCGTTCGCCGGTCAAGCGCACCGTCGAGGGCGAGGTCGCCAAGAAGCTGGCCCGGCACCGGATCAAGCACGACCAGACGCTGGAATACATGGAAATGAACACGCTGAAGGGCGTGTGGAAGGACGGCAAGGGCCGGACCGTCATGGACTGGTACGACTTCTTCGGCGTGACCAAGAAGCGGATCGCCTTCGATCTGGACAACGCCAATACCGACCTGATCGCCAAGACGGACGAACTGTCGAACCATATCTTCGACAACCTGACCGACGACACGTCGGACGGCGTGGTCAACCTGGTATCGCGCGAGTTCTTCAACAAGTTCGTGCAGCATCCGAAGTACGAGAAGTACTACGACAAGACGGACGCCATGAACCGTCTGGCCAATATGCCGTACAGCGTCGAGGGCGGCGCGCGCGGCCGCCGCACCGTCTTCGGCGGGGTGATCTTCGAGGAATACAACGCCCAGGTCACCCGCTGGGATCGCGACGGGGGCGGGGTCCGCAACAAGGAGCGGATGATCGCCTCGGGCATGGGCCACGCCATCCCGCTGGGAACCCAGGACACCTTCTGCACCTACTTCGGCGCGCCCTATTCGGTCGTCGGGGCCAATGACGAAGGCCAGGACATCTATGTCACCCGCAAGGACCTGGACCACGAAGAGGGCGTCGAACTGAAGTCCCAGTCCAACCCCCTGGTCATCTGCAAGCGTCCGGCCGTTCTGGTCGAGACGACGGCGGCCGCCAGCTAACAGACTTCGCCTCGACCGTGCGGGGGCGTCCGGTCGAGGCGGAAGGCCCCCGCCGGGGGCATGTGAGGCGCGTCGCCAGGCGACGTCGCCAGGGGGAGCCGGTTCAGCGATGGACCGGCTCCCTTCTTTTTCCCCTAACCGAAGCCCGCGCGGCGGTCTTCTGCTTGAGGGGTCTTGTTTGGGCCTGCCGGATCGCGCGCGACGCGATTCTGCTTGAGGCCGCTTTATTCTGACGAGGGTTCCGATGGACGCCGATATCGCCGCAGGCGTCGTCGACGCCGCCTTCGAAGCCTTCGGCACGCCGGGGTCCAGCTATGTTCCGCCGCAGGGCGGCGGCGACCCCGTGACCGACATTGTGGTGATCCGGCATCGTCGCATCGCCGACCGGTCGCGCGGCGGGTTCGCCCTGGGGCGGGGCGGGCTGGAGACCACGGACCGGCCCCAGGCCGTGATCGTGCGCAGCCGGGATTGCCGGCCGGTGACGGGCGGGATCTTCGTCCTGCCCCGCGACGGGGGCGGAGAGACGCGGTTCCGGATCGGCGAGGATCCAGTCGAGGACGATGTCTGGGGCTATGCCTTGCGCTGTGCCGTGGTGGCGCTGTGAACCGGATCGCCGAGGCCCATGCGGCCCTGGAGACGGTGTTGAACGCCGCCTTTCCGGCCCCCGCCAGGCTGTTCCGCAACCCCGAGGGGATGAAGCATTTCGACGCCGCCGACATCGTAGTGTCGATGCAGGACGACGAGAGCGCCGAGACGCTGCGGGTCCTGTCCGGGCCCGTCTATGACCTGAAGGCCGAGCCCCTGATCACCCTGGCCCGGAAGGTTGCCGAGGCCGAACGCCGCGACGCGGTCTGGGCCGACGTGGACACGATCCGGACCGCCCTGGAGGCCGACCCGACCCTGGGCGGCAAGGTCGAGGACGCGCGGATCGCCCAGGGCGGGATCGAGCCCGCCGAGCTGGATCGCAACAAATGGATGGCCGGCGGTCTGGACGTGACCGTGCGGCTGCTGTTCGCCGCGCCCAGCGCCGGCGGTTGAGAGGAACCCCCATGAGCAAGACCAAGACCGCACCGGCGCCCGCCGCATCCTCGGCCGAGATCGAGGCCGTCGCCTATGTCGATATGGAGGCGGCCGCAGAGGCTGAGGCGCAGGTCGGGGCGCCGACCGAAACCGCCCGGTTCCAGGCTGCGAAGACCCAGTGGCTGACCACGGCCGCCAGCGAAGGGTTCGGCCCTGCGGGCCACATCCTGGACCTGACCGAGGCCGAGGCCGCCGCCGCGCCGGCCGGTCTTCTGGTCGCGCCCACGACGGAACAGCTGGCCCAAAGACTGTAGCGCCGTCTGCAAGGCCCGCCCGCCGCCGCTTTCCGCCTTTCGAGGCATTCATCGCCCTTTTCGTGAAGGGCGCGCCAAACGGAGACTGTCCATGCTTGGTCTGGAAACCCAGGTCGAGATCGCCCAGCAGGTCGATCCGACCACCTTCAACGCCATGGCCCGCAAGGCCCTGAACGTTTACAAGATCACGGGCGGTCAGACCCGCAGCCGCCCGGAGGACCCGATCCTGAACGGCGGGTTCGAGAACCTGACCGATCCGACCGAGCCGGGGCCTGGCCTGCCCGACCACAAGGTGACGGTCGAGGTTCCGATCTGCGTCGCCCAGTTCCAATATTGGCTGCGCGCCTTCTTCGGGGCGCCGACGACCACGGACGACGATGCCGATTACAGCCACCTGTTCAAGTCGGGCTCGGCCTTGAACTACATCTCCATCCAGCAGCGGCTTCAGGCCAATGACTATCGCCGCCATGTCGGCCTGGTCGGCGAAGAGATGAAGATCGCCCTGAACCCCGAGAGCGACGGTTTCGCCCGCGCGACCCTGACCTTCATGGGGATCGAGGAACAGCGCGACACCGCCACCGCCGCGGGCACGGTGACGGCTGCACCCACCCTGGACCGTCCGGCAGAGGCCCTGGCCAATGTGCTGTGGAATGCGGTGTCCGGCGGCCAGCTGATCGGCGGCGAACTGACGTTCAAGCGCAATCTGAAGCGGATCCGCGCCGCCGACGGCACCGGCCTGCCGAACCGGATCGAATACAACGGCAAGTCCAGCCTGAGCGGTTCGGTTCGCCTGCGCTACGCCAATCAGTCGATCATCGCCGACGCCTGGTCGCGGACCGAGCGGACGATGCAGATGGAGCTGTTGCGCACGACCGCGCGCGGGGTCCGGTTCCTGTGCGGTCACGCCCTGCTGGACGAGACGCCGATCGGCGCCGACGGGCCCGACGGGGTCGAGGTGGACGTCCCGCTGATGGCCTATCAGTCGGCGACCAATCCCGCCCTGCGGGTCACGGCCCTGTCGTCGATCGCCAGCTTGGCCAGCCTGTAAAGACCCATGACCCAGACGCCCCCCCAAGCTTCCCCGACCGATGTGTCGGACCTGCCGCTGGCGGTCTATGCCGCCCGCGCGCCTGACCAGCTGATGACGGTCGAGATCGAGGGCGGTTTGCCGCCCGTCCCACCCGACGGCGACAATCTGGGCCGACCCGGCCTGGCGCCCCTGGTGGTGCAGTTCAAGGTTCCCGATCCGGTCGATTGCGCCGTGATCGAGGCGCGGGGCCGAGAGACCCTGCTGAACCTGATGCAGGGTCGGGGCGCGGATCGCCGCCTGGGTTTGAGCCTGACGGTGCTGGACGAAAACACGGTGGCGGCCCTGGCCCCCTTCGTCACGGCGGTGGAGAGCGCCGCCCATCTGATCAAGGCCTGGAACTACGCCCGGCTGGACGAGGCCGGGCGGCCCCAGCGCGCGCCCATAGACGCCGAGACTGTGGCGGAGCTGTTCCGCGGCCGGCCGGTGGCGCGGGCGGGCTGGACGCTGCAGTACGAGACCGCCTCCCCGCTGGAGCGCGCCGAGGGAAACGGCTTCGCCGCCTCGCCCGCCACGACTTCGGCGACGGCGGCGAATATTGCAGGGGCTGCGTCCGATCCGGCGCCGGCTGCGCCCGGGGCGGGGTCGGACGCACCGGCAGACCCTGCCCCCGCACCCTGAACCGGCCCCTGACCCCGTCCGGGGTCCTGGCGGTCGACATCGGCGGGCGGCCGGGCGTGTGGCGCCGCGCCGGACAGGCAGGGGTTCCGTGCGGGATCGACTGGGCCCAGGCGGCCGCCCTGATCCCGACCGGCGCGGACCGGGAGAAGATCCTGGCCCTGTTGCGCAGTTACGAAGGCGGTCTGATCGAGGGCGCGGCCGAGACGGCGAAGCGTCAGGCGAGGAATAGCGGATGAAGGCCACAGGGTTCGACGACCTGCCCGAGTTCGTCATCGACGCCAATCGCGACGGCATGTTCGCCGCCGAGGATGCAGTGCGGAAGACGGCAAGGGCCGTGGGAACCGAACTGCGGCGCATCGCGCGGCGCAATTTCTCGGACGCCTGGCGGGTCTGGGATGCGGCCAGCCTGTCGAAAAGCATCCGGGTGCGGCGGTTGGAGCGCGGCGTCTATCGCGTGGACAGCAAGGCCGTCTATGACAAGGGCCGGTCCGACCGGACCAACCTGCTGTGGGTTTTCAGCGAGGCGCCGACCGTGCGGTCCGCCCGTCGTTCGGGCGTGGCGGTGCCGATCAAGGGCGAGGCGCCCATTGCGGCGAACGGTCGCCGCTACGCCTGGCCTCGCGAACTGGAAGCCATGGGGTGGGACCTGTCGTTCGCGCCGATCCGGGGCAAGCGGTCGACCCTGATCCTGGGGCGGCGTAATATCCATGAAGATTTTCGGCCGTTGTACATCCTGACGCCGTCCGCGAAAATGCCGAAGAAGCTGGACTTGGACGGACTGCACGCCAAGCACTCCGCCCGCCTGGACGTGATCTGGGGCGAGATCGTGGATCAGAAGACGGCGAAGCGGGCCAGGCGGACGCTGCAACGGTGACAACCGTGAGGCGGTGGTTTAGCCTGGCATTAAGGGAGGGTCATATGCGCCAGCTGTTTGTGATGATCGTTGGACTTCTGGCCGCATGCTCGCCGCCGCCTTCCGAGGAGGAGCGGCGTATTGAGGCAGCTAAGGCGGCCGTGGCCGCAGAGCTTCGCGATCCGACGTCTCCGATTTTTAGTAAAATCGTCGCCGCCCCCAGCCCAGGCCAAGAAGTATGCGGGCTCGTGAATGGCAAGAACAGTTTTGGCGCCTACGCGGGACCTGAAAGGTTCATTTGGACCCCGAGTCGAGTTCAGATTGGGGGCGGGCCACCCAGTGGAAATGACGGCGTCGACGTCTATGTGAAATGCAACCTCGATCTTGATTGGGAGGCCTGTCAATCAGGCAAGTCGGTTCTCACCGAAAGCATCAATCGGAGGCAAGCTAACGGCAAGGATCTGTGCGATGCTTTATCTAATGTAGCATTGCAGCAGCAACTTAGCCGAAGTTATTAGCGCTCGGCTTTTGCCGACAAGGCGATGTCGGATAATCGGCGCATCGCCTCTGCCCGGGAAGGAAGGTCGGGCTGGTTTCTACGCCAGTCATCTATTCGAGCGAGCAAGTCAGGCGGAATGCGTACCGTGATGGGGGTCGCATCGACGCGAGGTCGCCCTGGTTTCATTGTGCGGCTGCGGGTTGTTGACATCATAAAGTTATGATGTCAGAAAGAGCGGGCTGATGCAAGGTTGCAGCCTCGCATCAGCCCTAACCGAAACCCGATCCTTAGGAGATCGAGATGGCTGACGTGGTCTCTACCACAAGGCGGACGGTGCTTGCCATGGCAGGCGCGACCGCCACACTGACACCCGCCGTTCCGGCCCAGGCCGCTCCCACCCGTCAATGCCTGATGCGGCTGAAAGCGCTGAAGGCCGAGGCGGTCGCCGCCTGGTCCGCCCGCCGCGCCGATGCTGAAGCGCGGCGCGAGGCCTATGGCCGCGCCGCCCGCGTCGTTCTGGATACGCCCTCGCGTTCGGTGGCTGATCTGGGGGTCAAGGCCTGGATCGCCGACATCGGCGCCGAGGGTGGCGACATCGGCATGGTCGCGGCCGCCGCCTCGCAAGTCCTGGCCCGCGACGTCCGCAATCTGGCGGGCGTGTAATGGCGGTCGCGACGAAGACAGCCGGCATCGAATTGCCGCCGCTGAACATCCAGACCCTGCGGCTGACGCTGATCGGCGACAGCCCCTTGATCGTCCATGCCTGGAGCCCCAAGGCCCTGAAGCAGATGGCGGACAAGCAGCAGAAGAAGGCCAGCGCCGGGCGCGAGGCCAAGGACCCGTGGGCCGATTTCTGCGGCTCCATGTATTGGCTGACGGAACGACCCGACAAGCCGACCGAGGCGGATGTCGAGACCGCGCGGTTCGGGTTTCCGGCCATCGCCTTTAAGGCAGCGGCGGTCACGGCGTGCACCAGCATCGGCGGGGTGACCAAGGTCGCCGCGCGCCAAGCCTTCCACGTCGAAGGCGAGATGGTGGAAATCAAATCCCCCGCCCCGCCGTCGATGCGCGAGGATGTGACGCGGGTCGGGATGGGGGTCGCGGACCTGCGCTATCGCGGAGAGTGGTCGCGGTGGTCGGTCGAGTTGCTGGTCAAGTTCAACGGCAATCTGATGTCGGCGGAACAGGTGGTGTCGCTGTTCGACACGGCCGGGTTCGCGGTCGGGGTCGGGGAGTGGCGACCGGAGAGGGACGGGCCGTATGGCCGGTTCCATGTCGCCCGCGACGGGGAGACGGTCTGATGGCGACCCGGTACGCCTGGAAGCCCGGCGCGCGGGTGCGGGTGGACGCCGAGAAGGCGGGCCGCGAAATGGAGGATGTGCGTCGCCAGAACGGCGGCGCCCTGACCGCCGAGGCGCTGCTGGAGCGGGCGCGGTCCAAGAACTCGGCCTGTCACGACCATTTTGAATGGGACGACAGTCGGGCGGCGGAACAGCATCGGCTATCGCAGGCCGGAGAACTGATCCGTTCGATCACCATCGACGTGTCGCGGTCGAACATAGAGCCCGCCAAGACGATCCGCGCCTTCGTCTCGGTGGAGCAGAAGGGCCAGCGGCACTATACGTCGACAGCGGCGGCCCTGAGCGATCAGGAACTCCGCGCCCAGGTCCTGAGGCGGGCCTGGGACGAGTTGGAAGGATGGCGGCAACGCCATGCAGAGCTTGTCGAGTTCGCCCGGATCTTTTCGGCGATCGACGAGGCTCGACCCGCCTAAGGGGTCGAAACAGGGCAGGTGAGGTCAGGCAACGCACGGCACGGCGAGGTATGGCCAGGCCGGTTTCGGCGAGGCAGGCGAGGTGTGGCAAGTCCTGGTCTGGCTGGGCGTGTTTTGGCTCGGTGAGGCAGGCAAGGCACGGTTTGTCGAGGCGAGGTTGGGCAGCGCCCGGCCTGGCTAGGCATGGCCTGGCATCGCAAGTCTTCACAGGGGCGGTCCGTTTGGACCGCCCCTTTTTCATGGGATGATCAATGGCTTCCAGGGTCGCCACCCTCGACTATCGCGTCTTCGGCGCGGAGGGCGCCACCACGCGCGTTCGTAGTCTGGCCAGCGCCTTGGAACAGCAGAAGCGGAACGCCGCGTCCCTGCAGCCGGCGCTGCTGGCCGCCCAGCGGGGCAACACCGCCCTGGGCGCCGCCAGCCAGGCGGGCGCGGCGCAGATTATGGCCCTGTCCGGCGCGCTAGGACCGTTAGGCGTAGGCCTGGCGGCCGCGGCTCTGAGGGCGCCCCAGGCTGCGGTTGGTCTCGCGTCCTATGCCGCCCAGGCCGAGCGGGCGACGGTGTTGAGCCGGGCCGTCAATGCGGCGGTGTTGGGCGGTGCGGCGACGATGGCGGCGGCGGGTATCGCCTCGGTCGCCTATGCGGGCAATATCCTGCGCGGGGCCGACGCCTACGCCAGCCTGTCGAGCCGGCTGAAGATCTTCTCGGCCGATGCCGAAGCGGCGGCGGCCAATGAGGCTGCGCTGTTTGCGACGGCGCGCGAGGCGCGGACCAGCGTCGAGGGGCTGGGGGTGCTGTTCACGCGGGTGACGCCCGCCATCGCCGACATGGGCCGGGCCCAGTCCGATGCGCTGAAGATCACGGAATCTGTTTCCAAGGCCCTGGCGATCCAAGGGGCGACGACGGCCGAGGCCTCGGCCGCCACAGTTCAGTTCGCCCAGGCCTTGGCCAGCGGCGTGCTGCGCGGCGACGAACTGAAGTCGATGATGGAGAGTTCACCCCAGCTGCTGCGGTACATCGCCGCCAATCTGGAGATGAGCGGGTCCATCGGCGTGGCCTTCGGCCAGCTGCGCAAGCTGGGCGAGGAAGGCAAGTTGTCGGCCGAAAAGTTGGTCGAAGCCTTGCTGCGCGCCGCACCGAAGATCGAGGCGGATTTCGCCAACGCGCCGAAGACGGCGGCCCAAGGCTGGCAGGTTCTGCAGGATACGATCATGCGGACCACGGGCCAGCTGGCCCAGACGGTCGGGCTGCAGGACGGGGTGTTCGGCTTTCTGTCCGACCTGTCGGATCGGCTGGACGCTTTCCGGAACCGTGTGTTGCTGGACCCGTCCGTATTGGACCCCGCGATTGAAGCCGGACGGATGTTCGGCGAGACCTTGGAGATCGTCGGCGACATAGCCGGCGGCGTCGCCGAGAATTTCGACCTGATCGTTATGGCGGCGCAGGCCGTAATCGCCCTGAAGCTGGGTGAAGTCATGGCCACCGGCTTCGCCGCCGCCGCCGCCAAGGCCAAGGAGCTTGGGGCGGCGGTGCAGTCGTTCCGGGCGAACGGGGTCTATATCGCCGGCGCCGGGCGCGCGCCCGAGTTGGCGGCTTCGGCCCAGGGCGTCGCCGCCGCCGCAGCCGCCGCCGACGCCAAGGCGTTGGATCTGCGCAGGCAGGCGGAGGATGAGGCGCGTCGCGCCGTCTTCGCCCGCACGGCGGCCGACGCGGCATCGGCCGAGGTGACAGCGATGAAGGCGCGCGCCGGGGTCGTCGCGACCGAGGTCGCGGCGGCGGAGGCGCGGGCGAGCGCCCTGGTGGCTGCGGCGGAGAAGGGGGAGGCCGCCGCCAAGGGCCTGGCGACCAAGGCAACCGAGGCCGAGACGGCCGCCACGACCCGCGCGGCCATCGCCAAGGCCGGTTACGCGGCCGTGACGGCGCAGGTAAACACCGGTCAGGCGCTGCTCGCGGCGGGCACGCGCGCCCTGTCGGCCGCCTATGCCTTCATCGGCGGCCCTATCGGCCTGGCGACCATCGCCCTCGGGGCGCTGGCCTTCATGACGATCAGGAATATTCAGGCGCAGCAAGCACACGCTGCCAGTGTTCAAAGTAATGGACGCGCTATTGCGAGGACAGCAGAGAGTTATCGTAATCTGAAGGCGGCGCAGGATGCTGCCGGTCCCTCAGGAAAGGTTGCCGTAGATTCTATGAGTGACGCCGCCCGTAATGCGGCTGCACTCACCGGAGAAATCCATAAGTTAGGCGATGAATACTATCGATTGGCCGCAGCGGCAAAAGCGGCCGCCATCGAGACGGCTAATCAGGAAGTCGCCAAGACGAAGGAGCAAGAGGCCACAGCCTGGCGGAACTACCAAGAACGGCTGCGCATGGAGAGAGGGCGGGCGCAGCGCGGCGGGGCCAACGCCGAGGCCCTCGCGCAGGAGCGAGCCCGCAACAGCCAAGAGGGCGCGAGCATACGTAGCGCGTGGCAGAACAGCGCGGCGGCCGTGCGGTTTAGAGACGAGCAGCTCCGTCGCAATCTCGATGACGGCTGGACCGAGCGCCCCACGGCCGCCGTCTCCTCCGGATCTTCCACCGCCTCCAAGGCCGACGCCGCGACAAACGCCATCCGGTCCCTGCTGGAGCAGATCGCATCTGCCGCCGAGGCCGCCGCCCTGATGGGCCAAACGGCCGGGGCTTCGAGCTTCGACGTGGTGCGCGGCGTGGCTATGGCGGGCGACACGCCGCTGTCTGCGCGGTCGGAAGACGAGGCGCGGGCCATTATGGCCTATGTCGAGCAGGTCGAGACAGTGCGAAAGGCCAGTGCGACCCTGATCGCCGAGACGGGCCTGACACGTGAGGCGCTGGAAGCCCAGGCCGCGCAGACGCTGGCGACGGCTCTGGCCACGTCCCAGGCGGCGCAGGCCCAGACGCGGTGGGAAGAGCGTCTCGCGGCCGCGCGCGGCGAAAGCACGGCGGTGGCCCAGGCCGAGAAGGAGGTGGCGGAAGCCCGTCGCCAGGGCGCCGACGTCACCGAAGAGGCCGTCCAGGCCTATCTGAATCTGATCCGAGCCCAGGAGGCGCAGAGGCGGTCGGAGGCGGCGCTTCAGCGGTCGCGGCCGGTGGTCGACGACGTGACGCGCGAAGAGTTGGACGCCATGGGGCGGGTCCCCGAGCGCTGGCGCCCGGACGCCGGGGCCATGGGGATCGACGTCGAAGCGGCTCTGGCGCAATGGGCTGCGGCGCGGGAGCGCATCCTGGCTGAGAGCGACCGGCGGGTGCGAGAGAACTATGAGAGGTCGATCCGGGAAGGTCGCCTGACCGCCGAAGAGGCCAGTCGGCAGATGGCGGACGACATCGCCGCCAACCGGGTGGCGGTGGAAGCGGTCTCGGCCGAGCAGGTGGCTGACATCTGGCGACGCCTGCGCGACGAAGACCGCCAGGCCTATGATGACCGGCTGCAAGAGCGTCTGGATCAGGAACGCGAACTGGCCGACAGCATCACCGGGTCGCTGGAAGACCTGGCCATGGGCGGAAACCCGTCTGAACTCGGCCGCCGGTTCGGCGAGGACCTGTTGCGGTCGATCTGGCAGGAGCTGGTGACCAACCCGCTGAACCTGGCGATCAAGACGGCCCTGCGGTCGCTGACGGCTGGAGACGGGACGGGCGGGTCAGGCGGCTTCTGGTCGTCGGTCATGTCGGCCCTCGGCTTCGGCGGAACCGGCGGGGGTTCGGCCGGCGTCCCCGGAGACCTGGCGGGTCTGTATCGCGACGGGGGCCTGCCTCGGTTCGACAGGGGCGGATATCCGGGCCTGGTCGCCATGGCCTTGTCGCCCGGACTGATCCGGGGACCGGGCGGGCCGCGCGACGACCGGATCCTGGCCCGGGTGTCGAACCGGGAGTTCATCAGCAACGCCGAGGCCACCGGGCGCAACCTGCCCCTGTTGCAGGCGCTGAACGCCGGCATGAGCCTGACAGAAGCCCTGAGGGCGGGAGTTCCGGCCTTTGCGGGCGGCGGACTACCCGGCGGGGTCATGTCGGACCTGATCGCGAGAGACTTCCTGTCCGGCGACATGGGTTACGCCTATCCGGCCCAGACGGCCGACAACGACCGATCACGCGCCGAAAACGCCCGGTCGGCGCCGGCCGGCGATCTTGTCGTCAACATCAGGAACGAGACCGGGGAGCCGGTCGAGCAGAAGTCCGTCACCCGCACGCCCGAAGGGTTCGACCTGGTGCTGGGCCGGGCGGTTGAAAAGAAGGTCGGCGAAATGGGCGCCAAGGGATCCCTCGCCAAGGCGTTCGGCAAGACCCCGCCCAAGAGGAGGCGCTGACCATGGCCAACACCCTGACCAATGCGGGCTTTCTGGACGGCACGACCGGCTGGACCAAGACGGCCCAGCTGACCTTGACGGTGGATGAGATCACGCGCGGGTCGCCTGGTCGGGCCGCCCTGGTCGCGACGGGCGTCACCACGGAGGCGAACCAGATCCAGACGGTCTCGATCGACGCGGCCTGTCGGGGCGCCGTGACGGCGGGGATCGAGGTCGAGGTCAGCGGGGCCTTCGTCGCCACAGTGGACGGGGCGGTGGTTCCGGTCACGGCGACAGTGGTGTGGCACGCGGCCGGCGGGAGCGTCGTCTCAAGCGAGACCCTGACCGTGCGCGAGCCGCAGATCGCGCGCCATGGCGTCGGCCTGAAGGGGGTGCGCAATACCTGGCCCACGGCGCGGCAGCGGCTGACCCCGCCCGCCGGGGCCGTGACGGCCGACCTGAGACTGTCGGTGACGCCGGCGGCGTCCGGCGCGGCGGTGGTCATCGCCCTGCTGAAACCGCAGATCGCCGCGGTTCCGCCCGGCCGGGTCGAACCCTTGTCATGGGAGCCGGGGGTTCATGTGACGTCCGATCTTCAGCGGCCCGCCTGGCCTCATGCGCTGCGGTCGTTCGACCTGGGGCCGGACGGGGAACCCCTGGCGTCCGGGGTCGAGTTCCAGGGCGAGAGCCCCGGACGCCCGGCCCTGCGCCGCACCGGCCTGTCGCCGGCGCGACAGTTCGCCGGATCGGTGCGGTGCGACCCCTATGAGCGCGCGCTGCTGGACGACTTCTGGCGCATCACGCCCGGCGACTTCTGGTTCACGGAACCGGGCAGCGACCGTCTGTGCGTCGCCCGGTTCGCCGCCGACGGCCAGCCGCGGATGACGGAGGACAAGGGCGAAGTGGCGACGATGAGCCTGAGCCTGTGGCTGGAGACCGCCTGATGCCCGTGACGGAAGCCTTCATCGAGGCCGCCTGGCGCGGGGAGCCGTCGCCGGTGGCCCAGTTGGTGACCATCAGGTCGGACGCCCATCCCGATCCGATCCGGGCGACCGACTGGCCCGACGGGGTGACGTCGAACGGGGAGACCTATCCCTTCTATCCGTTCCAGCTGGCCTGGGCCGGGGCGTCCAAGGACACGGCCTTCGGAGAGGGCCGGTTGACGGTGCAGAACGTCGACCGTCGGATCGAACAGGCCTGCGACGCCGCCAACGACCCGCCCGAGATCGACCTGCAGCTGGTGCGGGTGGACGACCCAGACGTGGTCGAGAACGCCATACTGGGCGCCAAGGCCCCGAGCGTGGAGGGCGACAGCAGCCGCGTTTCGGCCGTGATCCGGCCGAGAGACTTCAATGAGGAACCGGCCTGCGCCGTCTCCTATACGCCCTCGACCGTGCCGGGGGCGTTCTGAAACGACCATGAGTTGTTTGCAGGCAATGCAAAACAAGGTCGCCCCCGACCATTTTGGTGATCGTAACAAAATGGTCCTGAGACTGCCGCCCGACCTGCCCGAGCGCGCCGCCGCCATCATCGGCCGGCCCTTTCTGCCCAAGGGCGACACCCCCGAGGGTTGGGACTGTCGCGGCTGCGCCCGGTGGTGTTACCGCGAATGGTGCGGGGTCGCCCTGCCCGACTATGCCGACCTGTATGAATCGGCCATCGTCAGCCGCAGCGGTCGGGCCGAACGGGCCCGCCTGCTGGCGGAAGGTCTGGCGGCGTGGCGACCCGTTCCGCCCCAGGCCGGCGCCCTGGCCTGGCTGAGCTTTCTGGGCGTCGCCGGCCATGTCGGCTTCATGATTTCCCCGACCCTGGTCGTCCATGCGGACACCGGGATCGGAACCCAGCTGCTGAACCTGGAAGAGGTCGGCGGCCGGTATCGCCTGAAGGGGGCCTATGTCCCCGCCTTCATCACCAGAATCGAGAGCGCCTGACCGCATGATCCCCGTCGTCCTGACGCCCCGGCCCCTGGCCGAGCCGGACACACTGCTGCAGCCCGCCGGTCGGACCGTGCGCGCCATGCTGGTGGACGCCGTGGCGCAGGGCCGGATCGAGGCCAAATATCTGGGCCAGGCGGAGCTGCATATCGACGGGGCGGTGATCCCGCGCGACCAGGCCCTGGATCACGTGCTGGAGGAAGGCCAGATCGTCAATCTGGTCGTCTATCCCCACGGCGGCGGGGGCGGCGGCGGCAAGGACGTGGGCCAGATCCTGCTGCAGGTCGCGGTCATCGCCGTGTCCATGTGGGTCGGCGGCGGCGCCGGCGGGGCGATCAGCAGCACCTTCTGGGCCCGTGTCGCGGCGGCGGCCGTGATGGTGGCGGGCAATATGGCGATCAGCGCCATCTATGCGCCCAAGCCCGCCCCGGCCGAGAAGGCCAACGACCGTTACGCCCTGCAGTCGGCGTCCAACCGCTATCGCCAGTGGGGCATGGCGCCCCTGATGCTGGGGACCTGCGTCGTGGCGCCCGACCTGGCGGTCAAGACCTTCACCCGCGCGATCGGGGACGACGTCTGGATCTACGGCATATTGGCCCACCATTACGGGCCGTGCCAGATCGACGAACTGAAGATCGGCGACACCCTGGTCAGCAGCATGGGCGCGAGCGACGTCAAGTTCGTGCACCATCTGACGCCGGGTCCGCGCACCTTCACCCTGGTGCCGAACGACATCGACCAGCTGGATCTGGCGCCCGAGGAGTTAACGGCCACGCCCACGACGGCGACGCCGGTGGTTCGAGCCAGCGCCAGCGAAGGCGAGACCTTCGAACTGGACTTCTATCTGCCCGGCGGCCTGTATTTCCAAAAGGACGACGGCCGCAAGATCGCCGCCAGCGTCACTGTGACGGTCCGGTATCGCCAAGTCGATCAGTTCGGCGACCCCGTCGGCTCCGGCGCCTGGACCAACGGCCTGACCATTCCGCTGACAGGCTCCAGCAAGGATCCTCTGCGGATCACGCGGTCGCTGAACCTGCCGATGGGCCGCTATGAGTTCGAGTGCCGCCGGTCCGTGCTGGAGGACACGAACGAGAAGCGCCATACGGACGTCGCCTGGTCGGCGATCCGGGCCATCGCCTACCGGAAGCCGGTCACGGACGAGGTCCTGTCGATCAGCGAGTTCGCCATCCGGGCGACGGCGCTGAACCAGGGCAATCTGGCGCCCATCACCTGCAAGATCACGCCCCTGTGTCAGACCTGGACGGGGACGGAATGGGGTCCGCCGGTTCCGACGTCGAACCCGGCGGCCCTGACCCGGTGGCTGCTGACGGGACCTGCCCCCGCCAAGCCCCTGTTGAGCCCCCAGGCGGATCAGGGGCTGCGCGCCTGGTCGGCCCTGTGTGACGAATACGGCTGGGAAGCCCATGTCCCGATCCAGGAGGACCGGACCCAGGCCGAGGCCCTGGCCCTGCTGGAGCGGGCCGGCCGGGCAGGCGTCTTTTGGGACGGGACGCAGGCGGTCGCCAGCCCTTGGGTGGAGAAGCCGGCGCCGAAACAGATGTTCACGGGCGTGAACCTGAAGGATCACCGGTTCGAGATCGCCTACGCCGATCCGGTCCATGCCTTCCGCGTCGAGTTCCAGAACCTGGAGCAGCGCGGCGAGGCCGACGAGATCATGGTCTATAACGACGGCTATGCCGAGACGGCCGGCGTGGACGACAACGGCGACCCCGTCGCGGCGGCGACCCTGATCGAGGCGTTGCGGCTGGAGGACGGGCAGAAGACGCCCGAGCGGGCCTATCGCGACGCCCGTTGGGAGTTCGGCCGCAGGAAGCATCAACGGCGGTTCGACACCTGGTCGGCGGATGTGGAGGCGGTGGTCTGCCGCTATGGCGACCGGGTGCGTCTGGCCTGGTCGCGGGCGGGCGGCGAAGGCGGGGCGAGGGTGCGGGCCAGGCGGTGGTCGGCGGGCGACGGGTCGAACGTCACCGGGCTGAGGCTGGATCGCGAGGTCGAGATGAGCCCCGGCGTCGACTATGTGGTCGATCTGAGGCTGTTCGATCAGCTGCTGACCGGGGTCCCAGTGGTCAATCCGGCCGTGGACGGCCCGGTGCAGACGCGCGAGATCGTGTTCGTCGACGCGCGCGCCGCCGCCGTGTCGCCGCGCCGGGGGGATATGATCGCCTTCGGTCCTGTGGAACAGGTGACGGAGGACGTCGAGATCCTGGGGCTGGAGCCCGGCGAGGGCCTGACCGCCAATCTGACCGGGGTTCGCTATGTCGCGCCCCTGCTGATGGCGGGGGAGACGGGGCCGATCCCTGAGCTTCAGACCCGGTTGAGCCTGGATCGGCTGAAGGATCCGCCCCGGCCGACGCTGCTGGGGGTCCAGGTCTCGGCCGACGGCGTGCGCGCCGGCTTCAGCCTGCCGCCGTGGAAGGGTTCGCCGGTGACGGCCTTCACCGTGCGGTGGCGCATAAAGCCGGAGGCCGGCGAACAGTCGTCCTGGCTGCCCTTGCCGGACCTGCCCGGCGACGCCATGACCCTGACCACCCCGCCCCTGCGCGAACTGCCGGGCGAGGATGAGGCGACGCGGGTCGAGATCGAAATTCGGGCTGTGACGGCCGCAGGTCAGACGTCGCCGGCCTTGACCTTCACCGCCGTGTTGCCGGTGGTCGGAGCCCCTGCTGAGCCGGCCTGGACGGTGACACCCCGTCCGACCGCCGCCGACGGCACGAGCCAGCCGGTGCTGGTGGTCCAGGGAACCGCCCCTTCAGAAGACGTCGCCCGCGTGGCGATTTCCTACGGCCTGTCGGCGTCAGGCCCCTGGGATGGATCCTATGACGGACCGGCGGGTACGGTCTCTCACGAGATCAAGGGCCTGGTCGGCAATGTCGAATATTGGGTTCTGATCCTCCAGTATTCGGCCCAGGGCGTGCCGGGCCAGCCGCTGGTGATCGGACCTCGCCTGACACCAAGCCTGACGGCAGGGGACCTGTCGCCCGGCAGTCCGGTCGTGAAGCGCATCGATGACATTGTGGTCGATGTGCAGGGGTTGATCGCCACCTATGGCCAGACCTCGGCGGCGGCCGTGAGCGCAGCGGCAGCGGATACGGCACGCGCCCTGGCTGAGACCGCGAAACAGGGGGCAATCGACGCCAAGAACGAGAGCGCCGCCCAGGCCGTGGCCTCTCAGACCGCGCGTCAGGGCAGCGAGACGGCGGCGGCGGCCTCTCAGTCCTCGGCCCAGACCGCCAGCACGAAGGCGGATGAGGCGGGTCAAAAGGCGTCGGCGGCCGAGGTGGCGCGCGCGGCGGCGGCGACCGAACGCGCCCTTGCGGAGTCGGCGCGAACTACAGCCGTGGCCGCCGCCGAGACGGCCACGGACGCCAGCGCGCAGGCGGAGCAAGCCTATGAGCTGGCGGCGAAGACCGGCGCTCTACGGCCAAACCTCGCGATCAACGGCGGACTGGAAGACGGCCTGACGGGTCTGAACGGCGCCGGCGCGGTGCTCTACATCGAAGATTCTGCGTCCTGGGGTCGGACCCTGCGAGTGACCCCTGACGGTCGGGCGACCTACATCGTCCTGTGGCCCACGATCAAGCATCAGCCGGGTGCGCAGATCACCATCAGCGGCGACAGCCTGATGTTCGCCGACAGCGGCGCCGCCTACTTCGACCTGGAAGCCCTGGACGCGACAGGCAATGTCCTGGCCGGCGGCGACGGGCCGCAAAGCCCCGTCGTCGGCGCCCATGACTTTTCCGACGATCCCAACCGCATCCAGCAGCATGCGTCGTCCTGGACGCCTCCGGCGGGGACGGTGGACCTTCGTCCGCGAGGGATATTCGAAAGCGTCGTGAACCCGACTGCCCTGGGCTTCCGGCGACTGAAGGTCGAGCAAGGCGGCCTTCCGGCGACCGCCTATACGGCGGAGCGTCAGGTCGCCGAGACGGTCGCTCGCCAGAAGGTCGAGGAGGCGGTCCGGGCGTCTCAGACGGCGGCTCTGGCGACCCGGCAGTCGTTGATGGAGGCGCAGGCATCGGCGCCCGCCAATGAGTTCGACGGCGCCGACATGTCGCAGGGTGTGCGGCCCTTCCCCCAGCGCTGGTCCGGCCCCGACAACATCCCGGTCACACGAGGGCTGAACGCCGATGGCTCCCTGTTCGTGCTGAAGACCGGCAACGGCAACGAATGGGCCGGAGTCGGTCTGCTGATGGGCTCGATCTCGCTCGCCGGCGGACCGCATAATCAGATCGCGGGCGCGCCGGGGGCTTGGCGGGTCTTCGCGGGCGAACGGATCGGCATCGCCGCCGATGTTCGGGCCTCGTCCAATACGTCCACGACGATGGTGCTTGTGCCGCGCTACTACAACGATGCGGGCGAGCAGATATCGGATCTAGCCCAGATTCGAGGGCAGAATTTCAACGGCACATATGAGCGGGTGGGCGCCGTCATCGACGTTCCGGGCAACGGCTATATCCAGATCGAAGCCTATCTGTTGCGCCAAGGCTATCAGCAGGGGCAGTACGCCGACGCCCATATCCGCAAACTGACCTTCGCGCGCCTGGCCCCCAGCGCCACGTCACTTCCGATCTACGGCGCGCCCGGCGGGGGTGTGATGGCCGCTCGGCTGACCGGCGCTGAAGGCGTCCTGGCGACGGTCGAGGGGCGTCAGCAGGCTTGGCTACAGAGGCGGGTTATCGCCGGATCGGCCGAGGCCTTTGCCGAGATGATGGCCCTGGACGAAAACGGCGTCCCGACTTCTGCGGTCAACGCCGGGGCCAGACGGATCGGCCTGTGGAACCCGGTGGACGGCGGCTGGATCGAGGTCGTGAGCGTCGCCGACGGTCGGGCTAAGATCGACGGGGCGGTGGACATCAACGTCGGGACGAACGCCGTGACGATCCGATCGGCCGCGACCGGCGCCCGCATTGAGATGACCGGCTCTCGACTGTCGATGTACGATGGTTAAGCGCAACACCATCGGCCTGCTGAGCAACGGCTCCTGGGGAATCGACATCAGCCTGCCCGGCGTCGACGCGGATACGGCCGCCCTGAGCCAGATGGCCTTCTCCTCGCGTTGGGCGAACGGCTCGGTCATCCATCAGACCGGCATCGTCACGAGTGTGTTCGACGACGGCGGCAAGACGGTTTCGTTTCCGGCCCTGCCCTATGTGCCCATGGTCTACCTGGTGGCCCGGCGGGACGACAACGGGACGATCCGGTCGTCGGTTCAGTACATGAACCTGAACTACAACGATCTGCGGTTCATGTTTCACCCCTTCTGCCGGGTGACGGCCTCCAGCCTGTTCTTCGACGCCCAGCAGAACGCGCGGCTGCCGGGCATCAACTACGACTGCCGCTATGTGGTCTTCAAGACGCCTGGGGCTTGAGAGGGGGGAGCTTGAGTATGACGCGGCGACTCGTGATGGGCGATCTGGGGTCAGGGCAGTGGGCCGCCCGCATCAGCAAGCCGGGGGTGGACGCCCTGACCGGCGACCGCGCCCAGATGATGTTCGATTCCGATCTCGCCAGCACCCGCATCCTGATGGCCGGATCGGTGACCTCGTTCTTTTCTTCGTCCAACTCGCGGACACGGGTCGAGAACCAGACGGTGCAACTGCCGGCCATTGACTATGAGCCGATCGTCTTCTGCGGCTTCATCAACCGGGTGACGGACCAGGCGGGCAATGGAGTGGTTGATCCGCTGGCGGGGCAGAGGCTCGCGTCTCTGTGGTTCAGCGGCGTCACAAACGCCAATCCCAAGGACTATGCCGACTGGGCCTGGAACCCGTCGACCTATCAGCTGACGTTCAACGCCGAATGTATCAACACCTGGTGGCCCTTCGCCCGTGCCGGCAGTCAGCCGATGATCTTTCGCTACATCGTCTTTTCGTCGCGGAGCAACTGAGGTGGTGGAGCGTATCAGGGTCGAGCCGGGCGTCTTTCGCATCAGCAAGCCGGGGGTGGACGTCGGCTCGGCCTCCGCGACCAGTCCGGACAACTTTATCCTGCATGAGGGCTATCAGAACCTCGGCGTCTTCATGACGGGGACGGCGACCCTGGCCGCCTACGCCGAGGACGGCAACGGCTCCTATAACGGGCAGACCATCCTCTATCCCTACGACCTGGGCTACATCCCACTGGTCATCGCCCATTGGTTGCTGCTGCCGGGCGAGGCTTTCGCCTCCTACGCCAACTCCGAAAGCTGGCGGTACATGGAGCCCGACGTCGAGACGACCGACCGGGGCTTCTATGTCTGGCCCATGCGCGACCGGCTGAGGTGCACTCGCTGGGGCAACTCAAGCCTTGGGGACGTGACGATCCGCTACACCGTTTTCTTCGCCAAGATGGGAGACGCCTGATGATCGTGGTCTATGACCAGCAGGGCCGCATCCAGTACACGGTGGATGATCCCTATCCGCCCGAACTGGAAGAGACCTATTCGGCGCTGGAGGCCGAGCAGGCGGATTTCAACTATCACGACGAGCCCCAGGCCGACGTCATCGGCTGCTATGTGGACATGGTTGGGCGGGTGGTCACGCCGCGCCCTGAGATGGATGTGGCGGTGACGGGCGCTACGCTTTCGAACCTGCCGGCAGGCGCAACGGTGGCGGTGGATTCGGTTTTTGTGGTCGAGGACGCCCCGTCTGCGGTGACGCTGGAGGCCGTCGACGCAGGCGCCTATTCCGTCCGGGTCTCCAAATGGCCCTACTTGGATTTCGAGACGACGATGGAGCTGACGCCATGAAGCTGATTGTCAGCAAGCGCACGGACCATCACTGGGCGCCGGTGCGCGCTGAACGCGACCGCCTGTTGGCCCTGACCGACGCCTATCTGACCGGCGACCGGCTGGATGAGACGCAGACGGAGACGCTGAAAACCTATCGCGCGAGGCTGCGGGATTTGCCGCAGAGCCAGGTGTCGGCCGCCGATGTCGTCTGGCCCGCCCTGCCGCCCTTCGTCAAAGACCCGACAGGGCCATCGAGGGTGTGAGCCCGCCCTGACGCATTTTCCGTCGATTGGAGACAGACCATGACCCAGACCAAAACTGATGAAGAACTGGCGACCGAGGCGCAAGCCGCTCTTGACCAGGCTGCAGCCATCAAGCGCGAGATCGCCGGCCGTCAACTGGCGAAGGTTCAGGCATTCGCCGACGCCATAGCGGCGGGCGACGTGGCGGCGGCGCGGATCGCCGCCGAGGGGTTGCCGGACCCGGCCGCCAGTCACGCCCGAAACTGGCTGACCGTCACGGAGGGCGTGCCGAGCCTGATCGCCGCCGAGATCGACCGACTGAAGACGGCGGCGGCAGAGCCCGGTTCGCCGTCTGATATGTCCCAAGCCTGACTTCCCCTTAGTCGCCATACGTCGCCCACGGCGACTTTCATTTGAACGGAGGGCCCGATGGCCGACACACCCCAGCCCGGAACGGGGCTGAGCGAACTGCTGCGCCATTTCACGCCCTACGCGCCGATTGTGGCGGGGGCCGTCATGTCCATGGCTTTCGGCGAGCGGCTGACGATTCGGGGCAAAGTCCTGTCGGCGGTGGTCGGTCTGGGCGCCGCCTTCTGGATTGCGCCGGCCCTGTGTGACGTGGCGGCCCTGTTCTGGCCCGGCGACGCCTTGCCGACCTCGATCGTCGCCGTGATCGGCCTGGCCTGCGGCGCCTTCGGCATGGTGATCCTGGCGGGTCTGGCCCAGGCCCTGGCGCGCTACGCCAAGGATCCTCTGTCGCTGGTCCGCGTCCAGATCGGCGGCGTGATCATCACGGGCGGGGCGAAGGATGCGGAGGCCGGGCAATGATCGCCACATTGATCCAAGCCGCCACCCTGGTCGCCGGCGGAGCCGTCGCGGGCATGGTGGTTCTGACGGCCGTGATGGGGTGGGGCGGCCCTGTCAGCCGGGTCCGGCGGATCGGCCTGTGCATGATGGGCGCAGGTCTGGTCTGGGCGGGGCCGTCTCGGCTTTTGGCCTATCCCTCCGGACTGGGGGACCTGGTGTTCCTGGCGGGCCTGGGGCTGCATCTGGCGGCGATTTACGGGCGCGGCTGGGCCGGGCGGATCGACGCCCTGGACGGCGCGGCGGACGGGCGTCTGGACTTCTCGCAGTGTCAGCCTGCGGCGCTGCGCAGGAAATCATCAAAACCCGCCGCGAAATCCAGCCGTTAGGCCCAGACGAAGGGGTCGAAGAAATCAATCCTGCCCACGGCCGTCGCCTGAAGGCCGATCGACATCGCTGGATGCGTAAGCCCGGCCTGGTTCCGGAGAGACTCCATGCCCACGCCCGCCCTGCGCCCTGAGGTCCAGGCGCGACGTCGCGCCGCCATCGAGGACTGTCTGAGGGACGGATACGCCCCCTATGGCGTCACCGGCGGTCGCGGATCGTCCGTTCAGGAAGCGGCGAAGCGGCTGAACATGTCCAACGCCACCCTGTCCAACTGGGTCCGCCGGCAGATGGAGCTGAAGGGCAGAGGGTCGGAGAACGCCTGTCCTGACTGGTCGGCCTGGCGCGTCGTGGGCCCTGTCACCGCAAAGGCCGTGGGAAGGGGCTGTAGGGCGTCAGAGACCCGCGTGTGGCTGCTGACCGCAGCGCAGGACGATACGGCCGTCCACGGGCCGTTCTGGCGTAATCTGACGGCCTATGCGCGCCACAGGGGCGCCGAGGTGATGGTGGGAGGCTTCACCTATCAGAAGGGGCTGTTTGAGGATCACGCCTCCCGATCCGCCGTCTTTGCGGAAGAGGTACGGCCCTTCATGCGGCATGAGGCCGTCGACCTGGGCCCGGTGGTCTTCTGCGCCGAGATGAACACCCTGCCGACGGCGGTTCGGCCGCTGGCGGGACTGGAGAGCTATACGGCCCAGAAGTGGGGCGTGTTTCCGCACGCCAAGGTGCAGCTGGTCAGCGTGCCGACGACCATCGGCGGGCCGGTGAAGATGATCATGACCACGGGGGCCTGCACCGTCGACAACTACGTCGAACGCAAGGCGGGGTTGAAGGCGCGGTTCCACCATGTGATCGGGGCGACGGTGGTCGAGATCGACCCCGCCGGGCGGATGTTCTGTCGCCAGATCAACGCCACAAGCGATGGGGCTTTTCAGGACCTGGACACGGTGGTCCGCGATGGGAAGATCACCACGGGGCAGAGGGTCGAGGCCGTCACCTGGGGCGACATTCACCGGGAAAAGCTGGACCCGGTGGTGGCCCTGGCCAGCTGGGGCTTGGACGTCGACTGCGATCGCACCGTGAGCGCCGACACCCTGCTGGACGCCCTGAGGCCGCGCTATCAGTTCTTCCACGACATCCTGGATTTCGACACCCGCAATCATCACCGGATCAAGGATCAGCATCACCGGTTCGCCATGGTCTGTCGCGGGACGGACCGGGTCGAGGACGCGGTGGTGGCGGTGGCGCGGTTCCTGAGGGAGACTGAGCGCGACTGGTGCCGGTCGGTGGTCTGCTACTCCAATCACGACGACGCCCTGCTGAAATGGCTGAAGACGGCCGACTATCGGGAGGACGCCGTCAATGCGCCCTTCTTCCTGCGGTGCCAAACGGCCGTCTATGAGGCGATCCAACGGGGCGAGCCGGGGTTCAACGTCTTCCGATGGATCCTGGGTCAGATCGACGGGCGGGACCTGGAGGGGATCGACTTCGTCGACGACGATCAGTCGTTCATGATCTGCCAGGCCGCCGGCGGGATCGAATGCGGGATGCACGGGCACCTGGGCGTCAACGGGGCGCGGGGCAGCGCGGCCGGGCTGATCAAGACGGCGGTCAAGATCAACCGGGGGCACGATCACAGCGCGAGCATCCTGGACGGGGTCTATACGGCCGGCCTCTCAGGCCTGTTCGACCAGGGCTATAACCGGGGGCTGTCCAGCTGGACCCACACTCACATCGTCACCTATCCGAACGGCAAGCGCACCCTGGTGACGCTGCAGGACGGCCGCTGGCGCGGCTGAACCCTAGAACCAGCGGGCCATGGTCATCGCGGCGGCCGCCAGCAGGACGATGACCAGGCCAACGGTCAACATCACATCCGTTCGGTCGCGCCGCTTCATGCCGACAGGCTGACACGCGAACGCTGTTCGCATCAATCCATCTTAACCTGGAGAACTGACCATGCCGTATGTGCTGGGCGCGGCGTCGCGCGCCAATCTGAAGGGCGTCCATCCCGACCTGGTGCGGGTGGTGGAGCGCGCCATCTCGATTTCGAAGATCGACTTCAAGGTGATCGAGGGCGTCCGTTCCCGAGAGCGGATGATGGAGAACTACGGCAAGGGCCGCACGGCCGCCCAGCTGGCGGCGAAGGGCATCCCGGCCAAATACGCCCGGCCGGGCGCCGCTAAGGTGACGTGGCTGGCGGACCCCTTCGGCACCAAGCATGCGATCCAGAAGGACGGTTACGGCCATGCCGTGGACTGTCTGATCGCCCCCTATGACTGGAAAGAGGGGCCGGGCTGGCGGCTGATGTACGACGCCTTCATGGAGGCGGCCCGGATCGAGAAGGTCCGGGTGCGCTGGGGCCGCGACTGGGACGAGGACGGCAAGATCGGAGAGAAGGGCGAGACCGACGGTCCGCACTTCGAGCTGGTGCGATGAACCTTCGAGCCCCCTCGCCTCTCCGCTGGCTGGCGACGGCCGTCGCCCTGGTCGTCGCCCTCGCTCTGATCGCCGGGATCTGGAATGGCCTGTGGTCGTGGCTGCCGTGGTCGGCCGAGGCGCGGGCGGACCGGGCCGAGGTCCGCGCCGACACGGCCGAGAGCGACGCCACGGCGCGCGGCCTGGAAAGCCAGGGCAACGCCGAACAGGTGGCGCGGACGAAGGCCTATGGCGACATCCGCATCCGCGTCGCGGCCGAGACCGCCCAAGCCCTTCATCAAGCCCAGGAGGCCCCCGATGCGAACGACCCTCTGTCTGATGAGCGGGCTGATCGCCTGCGCGACCATGATCGCCGGCTGTGCGACATCGCCCCCGGCGCCTGTGCAGCCGCCGCGCCTGACGATCCCTGAGGCCGCCAAGCGGTCGTGCGCCCTGTCGGTCCTGCCTTACAACCCGACCCAGGCTGATCTGGACGCGGGCTATATGACGCGCGGCGCGCAGATCGTGACCTGCGACGGCGCGCGGGCGCTGGCGGTCGAGACGATCGAGGCTGAGCGGCGGCTGATCGATGAATGGCTGAAGATCGAGGCCCGTCGGCGTCAGGGCTGGCTGAACCGGATCGCGCCGGGATAGGCGAGGTCGGAAATCCAACCACGGCCGGATCACATCGCGTCTATGAAGGCCCGCTCTCTTCGGAGGGCGGGCCTTTTGTCGTTTCTGGCCCGCGCCAGCGTCCGTCGACCATGCGGTAGCCCAGCGGTATGAGACGCGCCCGCTCAGCCTCGGTATAGGCGAACAAGGCTTCGGTCCCGATGTCGTCCAGCTTCTTGGGCCATGCCGAGGAGAGGTCCTGAAAATAGACCCGGCCGGGGCATCCAGGGATCTTGCAGAGCGGGCGGCGGTTGATCAGGGTCACCGTCCCGCCCTTGGCGCGAGCGATGGCCTTCAGGTTCACCTCGCCATAGTGGCCCTGCCCGACCTCGCAGAACCACCTGATCTTCGCTCCGCGCTCGATCATGGCGCGGACGGTCTCGTGGGTCATGGGGCTGGGCGGAAGCGCCCGAGGCCTAGGGCCAGGGCCTGAGACACCAGGCGGGCGTTCTCGGCCGAGGACACATAGGCGACGTTAGATCCTGGGGCAGGCGTCGGGGGTAGGTCAGGGTGCGGCCGTGGGCAGGCTGTCCTGGCGTCCAGTTCGGCGATCAGCTGCAGGCGCTCCGAGAGCGGCAGGGGCTTTGACAT